ATGTTTAGGGGTAGGGGAGGCATATAAAGGCATAAGTCAAAGTCAACACCATGACAACCTCTTAGCATTCATCTTCGCCTAACGGCTCGATGAATGCATTATACCACAGAAATTGAAATTTGTCAAGTAAAATCTTTCAGAAAGTGAAAATAATTTTTTATTTTTCCAAATTGAAATATTTTACTTGACTTTTTGGGTAAAGTATGGTATAATGCATTATTTAAAAATCAAGGAGGATTTAAAATGACAGGTTCACCCGGCGAAGCAACTTCAGTAGACGAGGTAGCTCGAATAGAAGAGGCAGTATCCCGCCGCGATAAAGTTGTGGCTGATTTGCTGGCCTACAAAAAAGCTCAACTAAAGAAGCTTGAGATTACACAGAAGAAGGTTCAGAATAAAAAAGCTAAATCCAAGGTCAAGCGAAAGATAGCCAAGGAATCTAGGCGTAAGAACAGGGGGACATAGAAAATGCCGTTGTTGGATTTTAAATGTGAAAAATGTGGAGAGCGTTTATTTGATGTGTTCAAAAAATTTAACAGCCCTAAGACTTATGAATGCCCTACCTGTGGTAGTGAAATGGAGCCGACTATAGGCCCTGTAGCAGTTATTCTTAAAGGTAAAGGCTGGGCAAAAGATGGGTATACTCCCAGTAATTAGAAAATAACTTTAATATTTTACCACCACTTTGATGTATATAAACTATATGAAGGAAGCTTTTAATGTCCAAACTTAAAATTCTATGGCACTCTGATTGCTCAGTATCCTCTAACTCAGGATTTGGAAAAGTATCCTTAGAGCTACTGAACAGACTTAGCGCCACTAATAAATACGAAATAGCTGAACTAGGGCTAGGGAATCCAGAAGGTCAAGGCTACAAGCAAGAGCCTAACTGGAAAATATATACTAGCGGCGAAGACCAGTATTCAGAAGACAAATTCGTACCAATCGTAGAAGAGTTCAAACCTGACGTTGTAATATCTCTGTTGGACGTACACATGAACTCTTTTATAAACGATAATACCATAGTGCCTATAAAGTTGCGCAACACATTTAAAGCTGTTACCCACGTTCCTATCGACGGGGCGCCTCTTCCGATTAACTGGCTTAAAATGTTGGCTGGGTTTAACTACATAGTACCTATCCACGAATTTGGGTTTGTATCTATACGAAACGAGTTTGTCAGACAGATAACAAAACTTAGAGCGGCAGGGCATCAGCTTATAGAATCTAGAAGTACTGAAACTGCTTGGGTAGATAAGCAACTGGAGCTTATAAAACTACACATAGGCAACTATAGTAGAGCTTTAGCAAGTATGAAAACAATCAATCATGGGGTTGATCTATCTACGTACTACCCCTGTTCACCTGAGCGCAAAGCTGAAATCAGAAGCAAATTCAACATTAACAAGGATGCTTTTGTTTTTACATACGTAGGAAGGAACTCGGTTCGTAAACAGCAGCCTCTAGCACTACAGGCTTTTAAAGAGGTTGTAAGGAAATACCCAAACTCAGTATTAGTATTGGGTTGCAAAAATGTTGATGTTGGGTGGAACTTAACAGAACTTATAGACAGGCTTGGAATTAATGGAAAGGTAATCATAACCAACAATAGCTCAGACAGAGCTACGGAAGGTCTTACTAACGAAGAGATAGCCGACATATATAGAATGTCCGATTGCTTTATTTCTACTTGTATAGGCGGAGGGTTTGAACTTTGCCACTTAGAATCAGCAGCCTGTGGGCTACCACAGATAGGAGTTGATGGAGCTGGTAGTATAACTGACATGGTTAAGGGAAACGGCCTTTTAGTTAACGCAGACAAATACTGGTTAGGCGGGATGCACGGGCCTTTCGAGCGCCCTCTAGTAAAGCCTACAGATTTCGCCAACGCTATGAAGAATATGATTAGGGATGATAAAAAGAGAGATGCTTGGTCGAAGTCGGCAATAGCCTTCGCCAACAAACCTGAGTTCAGTTGGGACTTTGCTGCAAAAGAATTCGAAGGCGTAATTGAGGAAGTAATGAAAGACGAATCTGTAGCTATAGAGGGTATGCATGAATAGAATAGATATAATTAATAGTCTTATTGCTAAGTATGGCTACAAAAGCTATCTTGAAATAGGTGTCAACGTAGGAGACTCTATAAGAAACGTAAATGCACAAATTAAGGTAGGAGTTGATCCTGTAAAGCAATGCGAAGAGGTCACACATGAAATGCCCTCTGATGAATTCTTCGCAAGTAACAAGGCTAAGTTTGATATAGTTTTTATAGATGGGCTTCACACTAGAGAGCAGTCTTTTAAGGATTTTCAGAATTCACTGGAAGTTCTTAATTCAAGTGGAGTAATAGTTATGCATGATTGCAGTCCACACTCAGAGTATCTACAGACCATACCTCCTACTTGTTCAGAATGGACTGGCGACACATGGAAGAGCATTGTAGATATAAATTACGGGTATGGGTACGAATCTTTCGTAGTAGACACTGACTACGGGGTTGGAGTATTTTTCCCGAAGGAACACAAAATATACAACCCTAGTGTTGACGAAGAGCTTACTTGGGAGTGGCTAGTAGAGAATCGAGTAGATGCCTTGAGGTTAATATCTGTAGAAGAATTTAAGAATTTTACTAAGGGATCATAAAATGATTAAAATGACTGATCAATGGTGCATTCAAGTAGATATCACTAATGTCTGCGTAGGGCATGACTGCTTATACTGTAGCAGGTACAATCGGCATATTAGGAACGATCAGAAGTATTTTATGCCTTTAGAGCAGGTCGATAAAGTTTTGAATTCCCTTGTGGGCTGGCCTAAAACAATAGGTATAATTGGAGGGGAGCCTATACTGCACCCACAATTTATAGATATATGTAAGCAGATTCAGAAAATATTTCCAAAAGAAAAAATGGGACTATGGACTTCTGGAGGGCATAAATATCAAGAGTACCTTCCCACTATAAATGAAACTTTCGGGTTTGTGGCCTTTAACGAGCACTCAGAACATCAAAAAAATACTTGCAAACACCAGCCCCTCTCTCTCGCAATTTCGGAAGTGGTAGAAGATGAATTGCTGGTGGAAAAGTTGGTAGATAACTGTTGGACCCAGAAAAATTGGTGCGGAACCTCCAATAAATTCGGGAGCTATTTCTGTGAAATTTCAGCTGCTATTGATTTAATATTGTTTGATGGGGCGCACGCTTGGCCCACAGAGGGCCACTGGTGGGACAAATCTCCTGAGCAGTATAAAGAACAAAGAGAAGCTTTATGCAAGTTTTGTGGTATGGCCCTCCCTGTCGATAGGGAACTCATTAAAAACACAAAAGAAAAATTTACACCAAAACTTCTAGATATGTTTAGGGAGCGCAATCTTAAAAGCACTGGGGAGGAATTTGTAGAAGTATTTGACATAAAATTATCCAAAGAAGAAATAAAAGTAAATGCTGAAAAGTGGTTTCCCGGTAACTATAGGGGAGATCTAGTGGATGATTCGTCTTGTGGTGAAGGGTTAGGGATAGCAAAGGAAACGATATAATGCCTATTGTGTACAATTATAATTTTACGTTAGACGATGTTATAAAACTAAATAATGAAGGAAAGACAAGAGAAGAAATAGCAAAAATACTAAACACATCTATGCTTTACCTAAAACGATACTTTAAAGACAATAGCCTTATCCCAAATTACTCAGGTGGGCGGCTAGTGTACTCTTTTATAAAAGACGATAAAGCTATTTGCACAAAATGTGGGGCGTGGAAACCTCTATCCAGTTTTGATATAGTTAAAAGTCACACCAGAAGAGACAGGAAAAAGTACCCAGAAGGAAGACGGCGCGCTATTTGCCATGAATGTTTCCGCGCTAAAGTCCTTAAAAGGCGTAATAGGTCGATAGAAGCGAACATGCATGAAAGGATTTCCAGACTTAGGAGACGAGCAACTAAAGAAGGAATACCGTTGGGCGATCTTACTGTAGAATACTTCAAGTATTTATGGAGCAAACAAAACGGTAAATGTTTTTACTTTGGTGAGGAACTAGACTACCGAATGGGAAACACACGCGCTAATAGCTCATTTTCTATAGACAAAATAATCCCTGAGTTAGGATATATCGTTGGGAATATAGTTTTCTGTAGTAAGAAGGCTAATATTGTTAAAAATAACTTATCACTGCCAGAACTAAAAACATGGATTCCTAAGTTTTATGATAAAATTATAGAATTGTTTATTGAAGAGGGCGCTCCTACTGGATTTGTAGGAGAGCTTCTATAATGACCACTGAATTAATAGTTATGGCCTACAATGAGCAGTTCCTTATGCCGTTCTTTCTAAATCACTACAAGGATATAGATTTAATAACTGTATACCTAGACGCAGATACTACAGACGATACCAAAAGAATAGTAGAGGGCTATCCTAATACTAGAATTCGCTCCTTTTCATTTCCGTCTGGAATGGATGATCTTATAAAGACAGATATTCTAAACCAAGCCTACCAAAATTCATCCGCAGATTTTGTGGTCCTCGTCGATGCAGATGAATTTATCATTGACTACCAACTCTTAGACGGAGAAAAGGATGTTTACTTTACTAAACTGTACGATGTTTTTAGACACCACACTGAGCGCGACCTTGACCCTGCCCTACCTATAAAAGAACAGCGTAGGCACGGGGTCTTTCACAAAATGTATAAAAAACCGAATATCATTAAAGGTGGATTGCCTAATTTTAGGTGGGGTCTAGGTATACATGAGTGTTGGGTAGGGGAGAAACATTACTGCTCGTGGGATAGTAATGAACCAGATTTTATAGGTAGTCACTGGCAGATGGCAGACCCTTCATATGTAGTAGAACGCAGAGTTAAAAACAGGAAAGAACGTATGTCTAGGTCTAACCTAGAAAAAGGACTTACTGCACACCATCATAATATAACCGAAGAGCAGATTAGAACAGAACTAAAAGAACACGAAAACGATGAGAGGGTATTTTAACTAATGCCGAATCCTTCTAATAAATTAACTTATGACTTTGTGTACAAAGAATTCCGTAAGTATGGATACACATTAATAGACACAGAATATATGCACTCACACGCTAAGCTACGCTATATCTGTGATAAGCACCTTGAATATGTACAAAGCATCACCTATAGTAACTTGCGCGGTGGTCATGGGTGTAGGCAGTGCCATAGAGAACAATTATCATTAAAACAACGAAATGGAAATCACTGGAATTACCAAGGAGGCATTAGTGGTATATCAAGCCACCTTAGGAAATTTATAAAACCTTGGCAAAAGTACAGTTTAAGCTACCATAATTATAAATGTTATGTTACTAGTTGTAAAGGAGAATTTCATATTCATCACCATATTCCATATGCACAGTTAGTAAAAGAGGTACATTATAATTGTAGTATAGCATTTAATAAGGAGCTTAATAAGTATAGTGATATGGAGCTATTAAAACTAGAAGAGGCTATTTTAGATATACACTATGCTATAGGAGCAGGAGTAGTGCTGCTAAAACCTATCCACATGGAGTTCCATAAAATATATGGAAAGTTAAACAACACACTTGAACAGCTAGAAGAATATAAACGGAGTGTACTTACAATACTATGAAATATTTGCTTGCAACATCCGCGTTCAGTAACCCAGACCTTCTGGAAAAGTGTATTTCTAGTTGGCCTAGTATAGGCCATAGACTGGTATTTATAGATAAAGATACAGGCCTATTTGCAGAACAACTTAATAAGTACACTGATATATCTTACGCAGCAAGTCCCGAGCATTTAGGAGTATCCGCTGCTTGGAATACTATTCTAAAAATTGCTTTTGAAATAAACACGGATATGGACGCAGTTATAGTAGTGGGTTCTGATACAGAAATGAAAGAAGGCTTTTTAGAGGGGTTTATAAATGAATTTGAATATAACAAATTAGAGTTTGCGGTAGCTAACGAGTTCTCTTGGAACTGCTGGTGTATGACTAAATATTGCTATGAAAAGGTAGGCAGTTTCGACGCTAATATGTTTATATATTTTAGCGACAATGACTATCACCGAAGAGTTAGTCTTTCAGGAGTGCCTTGGAAGTTTATAGGCGATCCTACGTTATTTTCACACTACGGGTCAGCTACAATACGTAAGTCAGAAGCTTACACTAATGCCAACAACGATACGTTTAATATGTGCGGAATGTATTTCCAAGAAAAGTGGGGCGGTCCTCCTGGTAACGAAACATATAAACTCCCGTTTAATGATGAAAATATCAAACTTAAAGATTGGAAGCTAAATAAAGAAAAATACGAATTTAAAAAAGAACTGTGGAACAAAAAATAAAGCTTGACAAATTACATAAAGTGTGGTATAATGCGTCATATTAAATTGAAAAGGAAAATAACATGAAGTGCCCTAGATGCAAAGAACGTAAAAAAGTAGCACTAAGCTCGTCTGATGGGTTTTCTCAAGATGTTAGGGAGTGTGGCTTATGTGGTGCTGTTTGGACGTTTTTGGGTGAAGAGTTGGTAATGTTGGATGAATAAAAATATGCCAGCGCATGTTCCAAGGTAGGCGAGAAGGTCTCCAAAACCTTCTGTGGTGAGTCCGATTCTCAACCGCTGGTGCCATACAAAATGTTGCGGAAGGTCAAGTGACCACCAGAGTTTCATAAGCTCAGGTAGAAGAGGGCAGTACTCTTTTCCGCTACCAAACTAACAGGTGATAGTTCAACTAGAACAACCGCTTTGTGAGCGGAAGACCGTTGCTAGACGCAGCACACCTGACCAAATTGCCTCCTTAACTCAATTGAAAGAGTAACTGATTTGTAATCAGTAGGTTCCCAGTTTGAATCTGGGAGGAGGCTCCAATTTTAAAGGAAGACTATGCGTAAATACATACCTATTTTACTAATTGCCTTTGTACTACCAAGCTGTGCATTTCTAGACAGTACACTAGAGGTTATGGAGGTATTACTTCCAGAGGAACCTACAGTTGTATGCGACAAAGAAGCTGTAGGAGTTGTATACGAAAACAAAATGTGTGTAAAACTTAGCGACAATTCATACGTTTGGAAGTAACTACTAAGGAGGTAAAGAATGTCACCAGTAGTAATGCCCATGCCGGGAATGGCTCCGATGCCTATGAAGCCACCCAAGAAGCCTAGAAAACCAAGGAAGCCTAAATCTAACTAAGGAACCAACATGACCAAAACCTACGTCCTTGACACTAATGTACTGTTGAATGACCCAGAAGCAATGTTTAAGTTTGATGACAATAATGTAATCATACCAATAACAGTCATAGAGGAGATTGACAATCACAAAAAGGACCAAAGCGATTTAGGAAGAAACTCTAGGCAGGTAGCAAGAAACCTAAAAGAATGCCGCAAGCTAGGAATGCTAAACGAGGGAGTTGACCTTAAAAGTGGAGGGACTCTAAGAATAGAGGTAGCCCTTAGGAGAGTTCTAGACAGACTGCCTCTTGACCTAGATGAAGACCTAGCAGACAATCGTATATTAGCCGTAGCTATTCAATGCAACGGCATCCTAATAACAAACGATTCCAACCTAGCTATCAAAGCTGAGGGCGTAGGAATCAAGGCAGAAGAATACGATAACCTTAAAGTAAACGTAGACACCCTTTATACAGGAACAGGTAAAGCCTACGTAACAGAAGATAACCTAGATGCAATTTATACACTAGGGGCTTTGGACGAAGCCTTAGTAACTGTAACAGGGGACTTTCCTAGCCCAAACCAGTGCTTTGTTTTGTATAGCATGGACAATCCTAAACATTCCGCTTTAGTCACCTACAACTCTATTATGAAGCGGTTTGACTTACTACCTCAGGACTTAAAGACCCTAGGATTGATGCCAAGAAACTCAGAGCAACAGTTTGCTTTGGATTTGCTGTTGAACCCAGATATTAGTTTGGTTACTATTATAGGAAAGGCCGGGGTAGGAAAAACTCTCGTAGCTCTAGCAGCAGGCCTTCATAGTGTGATGGTAGAAAAGATGTACAAGAAGGTGTTACTACTAAAGCCTGTAATTTCTATGGACAACAAACACCAACTAGGATTTCTACCTGGAAGTATGGAAGAAAAGCTTGCACCTTGGATGGCATCTTACTACGACAACATAGACTTCATTATGGGTGAAGCTAAGAAGGCTGATGATGTGCCTAAAGTTAAGACAAAGGGTAAGAGCGAGAAGTTCAGTGTCACTAGTAGCCTAGACAATAAAGACAGGGCTAAAGTAAGTTGGGCGCATGAGTTCATAGACCAGAACATACTGGAGCTTGGCTCTCTAGAGCATATTCGAGGAAGAAGTCTGCCAAACCAGTACATAATTATTGACGAAGCCCAGTCGTTAACACCACATGCCATTAAAACTATTATAACTAGGGCAGGAGAAGGGACTAAAATTTTGATTATGGGCGACCTCGAACAAATAGATGTACCGTATCTAGACGCTTCAAGCAACGGCCTGTCGTATGTAGTAGACAAATTTAAAAACGAAACAATAGCTGGGCACATCACCCTAACAAAATCTGAAAGAAGCAAGCTGGCAGAGATAGCAGCAAATATTCTTTAAATAACTAAAAATAAAGCTTGACAAATCAACAAAAGTATGGTATAATGTGTTCAATTAAAATTAAGGAAGAGTTGACCCCAGTGGCTTTGCGGGGCGCGCTCTTGAAAAGCGTTGGGCTGAAAGGCTCTCAGGGTTGGAATCCCTGCTCTTCCTCCAAATTGTACTGCTTAAGCTAGTCGGTTGCGAAAGGTGTTCTCCTCCTTTCACTTTTTGTGAGTTCGAATGCTAGGCAGTACCGGGAGGGCGAGATTAAGTTCTCGCCCTCTTTGTTTGTAACATTAAAATTAAAAATAAAGCTTGACAAATCACCTAAAGTGTGGTATAATGCAAGCATAAATAATAAACGGAGGTAACATTTACGATGAAACTACCCATGACCCTAGAAGACCACCTTGCCACTGCACATGACTTGGCTATGGCTTCAAAACACTTAACTTCAGCCTTCTTTAGATGCCAAGAGCACTACTCTAAAAATTCGATCATAACCAAAACTTTGTGGAAATTAATACCTTGCAATATAGGTGGAATTATGGCTAACGTGAAATCTCAGCTAGACTCTGACTACCATATTAGTATAACAGATAAAGAGTTTGAGCAATATGGGCATATTTATTATAGGAGCGTATAGTGACTAACCAAGAAAGAATCAAACAACTAGAAAAAGAGATCGAGCACCTTAAAATTGAGGTAGAACTTCTAAAAGAAATAGACAGTCTAAAAGAGATAGTAGCAACAAAACCTTGGCCTAATAGAGTTAAAGGTTTAGATATTCAAACCCTAGGAGCTTGCAGTTTCTCCTAAAGAGGATAACATGAGAGAAGCAGATTTTGTAGAAAGACTAAATAAAGCGCTACCAACAGGAACTCTAATCAGGGTGTCTCCTGTAGAAGAACTAGTAGAGTTAATTCCTAAATGGAGCAAAGACATAGTTTATAAGTTTACATTCCAATCAGTAATAAAAGACGCTGATGGTGTACTAGAAGCAGCAGTTAAAGCATGCACAAAATAAAAAGGAGAAATATAAATGAAATTAGTACTAGCTATATCAATGATTGCGGTACTCGTAACATCGCCTATGATTGTATTGGCACAGGAGTTTGTTACCAAAGACGGGAAGATTACGGTAGACACTGTAGAAGGAAAAGACTATATCGAAGTTAAGACTAGGAACGATATTGTTTACCGAGTATACCCATGCGGCCAACTAGAAAAGAAAACTTGGAGTATGCTAAATAGGAATGAAGATTTGGCTACCGGGGTAACTATTAACCGGTGGGACGGTAGTGGGTATTACACATATGACGGAAGTATTATTAGATATATCAGTAACTAAAAGGAGGAAGCACATGTTCATTACGCAATACATTTATAAACGAAGACAGGGAAGAGAGCAGAAGGTAGGCATGTTCCTAGGGACTGTAATTGACGGACAGATTAGGGTTGGATATTCCCTTTGTAGCAAAACGGACACATTCGACCCAGACTACGCGTTGGCTCTAGCAGCGGTTAGAGCGCTTAGCCCAGAAGCTGATGAATGCCCAGCATCTATATGGGAAGATGCAGTAGAGTTTGCTGAAAGGTGCCTTAGGTACTTTAAAGGCTACAAGCTGTTCATCCCAACAAAACCAGAAAGCACCTGCTACATTGTAGAGGTATGCTAACATGTACAAGCTGTTTAAAGTCCTAACCAATGTAACAGCTTGTATAATTCTACTGCTTAGCCTGCCTATATTCATAGCTTACGGAGTTTCAGAGGCATCTACAAGGGCATTGAAATGGAGTATAGACTGCATTTCAGAGAATATATTGAGCAAATGGCTTATAAAAAAGACGCAAGAACACAGCAAAAAAGAAGAAAAAGCTGAGGAAACAGAAGAAAATTAAAGAAAACCGAAGGTTTCGCACAAAAAATGACGAATTTTAAACGATTTTCGTCATTTTTTGTGTAAAACTGCTAAAAAGGCTTTAAATACACCATTGGAGGAACAATGAACAAACGAAGAGTTTGCCCTGTATGCTACGGCAGAGCACACGTAAACAAGTTGGCTAAGATAAACGCAAAGACAGGGTGGTACGATTTCTACTATCTTGTTAGATGCGAGAACTGCTTGACTGAAGTTAAAAGTGACCTTAAAGAGGCCATAGAGATATTTCCTACGTATGAAGCTGAGGAAGTTAAGGCGGAGCCCGTACCGGACATATATGACTATGCACAGGGTATAGAGGATGTTCATACCTTTTTTAAAGAAACAGATAGGCTATTAATTAATTCCTTAGGTAATATGCTGTGTGGTCTAAATGACAGAACAAGTCTATCTGATATTAGTAGGGATAGATAATATGCAGTTCTTTGGAGAACCGCCATTCCTTGAATGTAGTAATAGAGGCGATAAGAGATTTAGTGCTTTTAACGCCTACATAGGCAGCGGAATCCTAAGCGAGTCAATAGAGTCTAGGTTCCAGCGTGCCAAAGTAATTGAAGATGCCTGGGGCAATTTAGAGACTGGGTTACATTGGAAGGAAGCTAAAGGAAAGACCACAGTTGCTTTTATGTTTAATGGTAAAAAATGGCCGGTAAGTTTATTGAAAGAATTCTATTACATGCTATGGTGGGTGTACCTAAAAGGAAACCCTGAACTTATAAAAGTCATAGAACAGTATAATGGCTTCTCTGACTTCTTCGGGCAGGAAGGTCATTGCTGCCAGGCTGAGGCAATATGGTTGTTTAGACAAGGAAAGGAACCTTTTAGGTTTAAGGTAGAGTAATTATGGACATGCCCCTAAGATGCAGGTTAGGTTTTCATAAGTGGATTGTGGTTGACTATGATTGGCAGTCTAGAATTAAGGACAAGGTTAGAAACTCTAAGTCGTTTGGGTTTGGCACTGTGTCTGTGCAAAGCGGGGCTAAGCTATATAGGAAGGTATGCTTATTGTGCCCTACTATAAAAGACGAGATTGCTGAATATGAAGAAGAAGTTAGGACTAATGAGGTTGAGAAGGCTGAATTGGATGAGCTGGCTAAACGCAGGTATAAACAAGTAAAGGAGATTATAGATGCTGACAGATGATAATATTAAAAACATATTGAGTAGGTTGGAAAAGCTTGAGCAGATGTTTGAAGAGCTTGACGATGAGGTTGGAGAATTGGATGGCATAGTAGATTGCTTGATTGATGACGTTATGAGGTTTGACGAGTCGATTAAGAAGCTTGAGGGAGAGGTGTTGTAGTTTTAGACGCGATACTCTATATGGATGGTAGGGTTATATAGCGTTTGACCAAATTTTTTATGGAAGAAGGAAGCCTCTCTATTTTATAGAGAGGCTTTTCTTATATGGCTATATAGTATTTGGTATTTATTTTTAAATTTTAGGAATTGATCTTGAAGGTTACTTTTATGGTGATGTTTAATGTAATGTTTGTGGTGATATTGAAAGTAACATTTAAGGTAATCTTTGGGGTGCCTTAAGTAAAATACTGGGTAGGTGCGGGTTAAGGTGATGTTAAGGTAACCTTAAAGGTAACCTTTATGGTGATGTTTAAGGTAGTCTTGAAGGTGGTATTGAAAGTGACTTAAATAATGTTTATGGTTATGTTTGGTTGTTACAATTATGTAACGTTTAAAATAACTATTCAGGTGGAACGGATGGGAAATAGCTCTCATTAAAACGGCTCTAATGAGCGCACCGCCCCCACGTATACTCATTAAGCCAGGATAATGATACTCCGCTGGCTTTATAACACTGTTCTAGTGTATAATACAGGCATGAGGACTGACCGTATTAATGAAGATAAGCTAATATACTTAGTCGATAGATTAAGTAGACTATACGTTGGCACACTATATGCTAATGCATATACCATACCAACCACTATTACAATTATAGCTACTATGCATATATCATGCCATACAATCAACATAAGTCTCAAATGTTCTACTCATTACATATTGGCACGCTCATTGCATATTGCCTATTATTTAATCAACGCTGTCTATTTATTAGGCAGCACATTATGTAACAATTACACGTACTTACACAATTATCAGAAAATAGTGCCTACTATCTAAGCAAGTAAGGCCCATAGCCAATGTTATAACAGGCATAACAACATTATAGTAACCTTGTAACTATGCTATATTGCTAAGTAATAAAAATAAAATGCCAGGCATAACAAGACTGGCACTCCTTCTGCAATATGAGTGATGTATAGCGTGATGCCGCAAGGCATTAGGCCCGGTCTCTCTCATTAGATTGTTCTAATTCCTGCCTTTGCAGATGAAGGCCCTGGTATGCAAGAACCATGCCAACGTAAGACCAAGGGATTAGTGCATCCTCATTAAAACAACGTAGCTTTCCACAAGTAGAACATGTTCTACTCATAACGGGAAGCGAATACCCTGCCAAAAGCAGACAACAGAAAAGGAGTTATCACCATGGCAAACACAGCGGAAATTCTTGTAGGTTCAGCGGCAGTCAACCTCATTGAAATGGGGAAAATCGCGTCAGAAAAGGCGCTTAACCTCTCCAAGGGGATTGACGCAATTAACGAGGGAAGCAAGGAATTGTTTGAAATGTTTAAACCGATTTTCCCGATGACTACCGATTATTCGACGGGAAAAGCAAACACAGTGCTTTTCGTACAGCGCATCTATGATACCTTTCCGGAAGAACACCGCACCGTTAACCCCAACAATCCGGCAAAGTTTTACAGCTGGACTACCGCAGCAATAAAGCACGGTAACAAGCGCGCTTCCGGCCTGAAAGCTTTACAGCAATACATCGACCGGAATATAACCGACCTTTACTTTACGGAAGAAGTGCTAATGAAAGACGGCGAGCCGGTAAAGGATGAAACTACCGGCGAAGTAGTAAAGGCTAAAAAACCCGCCTTTGCTCCTATCGCTACGGAACACGAAAAGAACCTTGCAAAGGTCTTTGCTGCATTGAAAGTGCTTGAAGAATCGGCGCTTCTGTCACCGGAGCTGAAGGAAGAAATCAAACCGGCATTGACCGCCATAGCAGACGCGTTGCGTCCAGATCTTGACGCTGAAAAGGCCGAAAAAGAGAAAAAGCAGAGGGAGCTGAAAGCTAAAGAAGGCGCTATTCCTGCAGAAGAAAAGCCGGAGGCAGAAGCGGTTAACGGCTAACAACAAGGGCCTTTAGGCTGTCGATATGGCAGTCTAAAGGCTTTTCTAAAGGTTACTAGTATCTATACCAGTGACCTTTAGAAAAGCCTTTAGAAGCTAAATTTGAGCGTGCTACGTAGAAAAGAACGTAGCAAAGGAGCATTAACCATGGCTAGAATTATCGCCGATGAAAATGCGCGTACACGTAAAGTTTGTACGCTATGTACGCACTATGAGCATATGCAGTGCCAGTGCCTCTATGCACATGAAGTCTTTGAATTGAAAGCAGGTGTTAATCCTGACCACGTTAACCTTGACTTTTGCCTGACTAACTGTGGTCAATACATCGACCTGACCACCTAAATATGCACCTTACAGGCACCTTACAGGCACCTTACAGGCACCTTAACCATGCCTGTAAGGTCACTTGATTAGTTACTCTAGCTCATGCTAAGGTGATTAATCAAATTACCTTACAAGTCAAATTTGAAGCATAAACCACATACACTAAATAGCCGAAACAAGGGCTATAAGGAAATTAACTATGAAAAAGCCACAAGCCGATTCTAACCACTATAGCCATATCTTGGGTATCCATGCCCAGGTACTGACCTATAATTGCGTTAGATCGGCTTTTTTGCGCCTTAAAACAGAAGCTATGAAGGTAGAACATGTTCTACCTTTGAAAGGAAAGTAACTTGATTTCTACCTTCAACATTACCTTGCACATTACTTGGCTACGCCTGAATAAATTGCAAGGTAACATTGAAGGTGCCTGGAAGGTTAATAAAGCTGATAAAGGCTACACATAAATACCCGTAATCATTAGTGTATTGTGTAACCCTTCGGAATCATTCAGGAATCGGCACGAAAATATAGATAGGTTAAGGTTTAGGGTAAGGCATACCTAAAGGCTTATAAACCTATAACCGCATATCTTTCGTTTCACTCAAGATATGCCTCTATTATACCACACTTTTGCGATTTTGTCAAGCTTTATTTTTGATTTGAACATTATAATTTTTTAATTTAGCCGCCTTCGGCTTTAATTAAAAAATAAGGAGGATTACCAAATGCCACATCTCACATCCCTAGAAGAAACGCTATTGTTCTTAGCGTGGTGTACCGTTGTGTGCATCGCATCGACTCTCTACTTCAGAAACAAACCAACAACTAAAAGGTAGAACATGTTCTACCTCACAAACCTAGGAGGGAAGCAAATGAAAGACCTGCTAAGAGGCAAAGAGAAAATCCACCGCATTATGTCCAATACCAGAAATGAATTCAACCTGTTCAAGGACGGGGTTATAGCTCGGGGCCTTATCGTGCCGGTTATCGTAGTTCCTGATAAAAGGCTAATTGTGCGCTAGCGGAGGTGGAGTTGATTTTCGGTGGGTAGAACATGTTCTACCTTGACCTTGAAGGTTTTTAAAAGATAACCTTCAAGGTCACTTTCAAGGTCACATTCCGGACGGTTGGGTTTCAACTCCCAGGTGGCAATAGAGGCACCTAAAATTGCTGGAATGTGGCCTTGAAAATGACCTTGAGAGTAGTTGCTAAGTAGTTGAAATCACATATGGCAAGGCGGTATGGGGAGAATTGGATTTATGTTTTGGTTGTTTTGGGTGAAGGTAGTGTTTCATAACCCCCATAAACTTTGTTATTATTGATATTCTATATAATGTTTGGGGAAACCGAGGGTCGGTAGGATTTGGGGTTATTACCTTAATCATCACCTTAAAGGTTAACGGATAGGTTAGTTAGTGCGTTACCTTGCATGTTACCTTGCATGTTACCTTGCATGTTACCTTGCATGTTACCTTGCATGTTACCTTGCATGTTACCTTGCATGTTACCTCAAAGGTTAACAGATATATTACCTTGCATGTTACCTTGCATGTTACCTCAAAGGTTAACAGATATATTAACGGTAAGTTACCTTACCTTACATGTTACCCTAAAGGTAGAACATGTTCTACTCGCTTTCTTACATCTTAGGAGACGTTAAATGCCACCTCAAACACTAACCCAAGAAGAAATTAAAGCCCTTCCCTTAGAAACTAAAGGGCACATATACATTACTGATAAAGGATATTGGAGAACGCCAGGACATGGTATTAGCAAAACCACAGAAGAGGCCTGGGTGTGCTGTCTTCAAGATTACTTTCAACATATCCCAGACGGCGCTAGAAACATAGTCACATTCATCCCTTTGGATGGTAAATACTGTTAATTAACCCAAAAGAAAGGAGGAATCACCATGAAAACGATCAAATGGATGCTTCCCGCTGTAGCCCCCTGCTGCTCCGGCGCAATGCTATAGTCCTAAGCATGACTTAAAACTGTTTCCAGTTGTCGCTGGTGCGCTGGCAGACCGCTAATAGTCTGCCTCCAAAATACCTTTGATGTTATTTTCAAGGCTACCTTAGTCCCTACAAGAAGCTTTGAAAATGAAATCAAACAACATAAGTTAGGTAGAACATGTTCTACCTTCTGCATGGTCGGTTATCATGGCACACATTCAATGACTAAGGAGGCGTTATGAGCAAGGTAGATCGTAAGTCAGCCAGAAAGCAGAAAGAAGCGGAAAGAAAGTTCTTTGGTGCTTAAAAATAAATAGCAAGGAGCACATCATGAACCCAGACATTAAGAAAGGATCAGCAGTTAGAATCCTAAAGTACCATGGCGATTACTCCACCAGCCTCATAGGAGGTACTGGCCTGGTTCTTGAGGTTGCCAAAGAGCATCTAAGAGTGTATATGTATGATCCTGTACACAGCATTCCCGCTGGCAACTGGAATCATATCATAAACGTCGGCCACGAAGATGTTGAGCGTGTTCCGAGTCGTAGCTACTTCATGGATGGAATGTCTTTCTTCCTTCTAGGAGATGTTGTAAAGCACATTAAGCAATATGTCCCTATGACGCATACCGTAGCTGTCAAGGAACGCGGTTCCACGTACATAACCGTAGTTATCAGAGACGAAGATGGTAAAGAAGTAGACAAGAAGACTATTCAAGTTGCCTCTAAGAGGTAGCTAATTTAATTAATCCAAGGAGGGAAATGTCATGGCTACATCAGTGGTTGCTATGCTGGAAAAGGCGCTAGGTTGCCAACTGGCGGAAAAAGGAAAGAAGAAATCAACGTCTGTGGTTGTTCGCTCCGGTGCTACCTTCTCGGTAAGGGTTAACTCGAAATAAGGATACTTCGCGGTAGCCTATTGCCCAAAGGAGGGCGTAATGTCCCAGCAAGAAAAGAAACGTCGAAAGAGAAAAAAGGAGTCGATTAAAGAATTTGCTAAGGCTATAGTTAATATGCCTAAGCCAGTTGCAATAAAGATTAAGGTCGATGAAACCAGGGGAATTTGTTGTGCTGAATGCCGACACCCTATTGCAAACTGCGTATGCTGAGTATTAAAAGTTAGTCAGCTGCTTAGGGGCTGTTTTGTAACCCCTATAAAAACATGTTTTATGAGCATGGGGATAAGGCCATGAGTCAACCAATGACCAAGCAGATAATGAGAGAGTTCGTTGATGGTAAAATGACGGATGAAGAATTCAAGAGTGCGTTGTCTGCGCACCTAAAGATGGACGTTACCACAGCTCCGTCCAAGAAGTTTCTGAAAGAAGTGGCCAACAATTACTTCACAGGCTACGCCTACGTCAAAGTAGTTAATGCAGTTAGGCAGTTTTGTAGTAAGTAGAACATGTTCTACCACTTGAGTTGCTGGACTCCTTTCCGGCATAGAGAAAGGAGGTGTATAACAATGCTCTAACATACACCAACATACAACTGAATAAATGCGGGCCTGCTCCGGCCCGCCAAACTACAAGGCCATTTCTAATGGTTGGGTGCGAAATCCGAGGCCCTCGTAAGCTAAGTAGCGGTTACTAACTCTTTTCTATCAGGAGGTAAAATGAAGTTGTCTGAGTCCAGGATTACAGAGTCTCGCGATCTTATACGCAAGCACTTAGTTAAGTCCCACAAGGATAAAGACGGAGACTCTATGTTTGTTAGGTTTGGAGAGTTATCAATACACCTAGAGGAACTTCAGCAAGAGGTAGATTCTTACAATAGAGCGCTTAAAGCTATATCTTCTACAGGCGCGCAAAAACCTCTGCTAACACTAGCAGAGTTTAAGACAATAGATTATTGGCTGGACAACGTAGATGGCGGAGTTGTAGCAGAGGAAGCAGACGAATTCTACGGAATTCTTAGGAAGTTGCTTTCTGTTACTGACGCCACCGAAAAAGAGAAAGCCGATATATCAAAGTACTGGGATGAAGAGCCAGACGATGCAGCGTAGATACGTCCCTTTAGTCTAGTGGACAGGACACTCGCCTTTCACGCGAGAGACACAGGTTCAAATCCTGTAAGGGACGCCAAGCTAATTAGCGAGGGCTTAAATGAAGAGATACGACTATTATTTACATCGAAGTGGAGGCGTTGCGTTTGACTATTTCGGCGGCATAGGGACTCCATTCAAGGTATCATTTATAAGGTTCTACCTCTATAAGTTACTTGGATATAGAAACACAAAAGTATTACGTGGTGCGTCTATCAGACGGGTAATGATAAGAGCTAATCTTGAAAGAGGGGCACATAGGCACTCAATTAGTATGGAGGAAGCGCGTAAAGGCTTGTTAGATATTCAAGTATAATTAAGTGTCATGAAGTAGAACATATTCTACCGTAAGGAGATAAAATGAAACTTTTCAAACTAACTGAACAGGACAACACAACTTACCACAAAACAACAGTCTGGGGCGAAAATGTCACCCATAAGAAAAATAAAAAAGACAACCCCAGTCTTTGCTCATCAGATGTGTTACACGCTTATAGTAACGCAACCTTAGCATTCCTTCTCAATCCTATACACGCTAACATACACAGTCCTAGACTATGGGAAGCTTCCGGTAAAGTAGTGTGTAGTGATTTTGGTAAAGTCGGGTGCTTTAAACTTACCACCTTACGTGAACTAAGTTCTCCTACGTGGGTAGGTAGCGCTATTGATGCACAAGTAAGAACTATGTTTGCGGCGCTTTGCGCTGAGTCAGTACTTAGTGTATTCGAAGACACACGCCCTTCAGATACGCGCGTTAGAGAAGCAATAAACGCTGCTAAACAATACGCTATAACCCCTTCCAAGGAGGCGGCGGGGGCGGCGGCGGAGGCGGCGGGGGCGGGATGGGCGGCGAGGGCGGCGGAGGCGGGATGGGCGGCGAGGGCGGCGGAGGCGGCGGCGAGGGCGGCGGAGGCGGGATGGGCGGCGAGCGCGGCGGAGGCGGCGGCGAGGGCGGCGAGCGCGGCGAGCGCGGCGGCGAGGGCGGCGGCGGAATGCACTATAGATTTTACTGCTATAGCGGACAACGCTGTTAGTTTAATTATAGCGAAGTAGAACATATTCTACCCTACAAAGGAGTTCACAATGAACGTCCAAAAGCATCCAAATTACTACCAGTCGCTACTACTTAGAGGGGCGAGGGTTGCTTCTCATCTCAAGATGGTTCCTGGAGCGCCTAAGGCTAAGGGTAGGATGTGGCAGGCAGACGCCTTGTTGCACATCCCAGACTTTACAGTAGTTCTTTCAGCCAACTTTCACGGGGGTTTGGCAGAGACTACTGAGGTTGCTGAGGCACACCTTAACATTCTGAAAGTAATAGCCCACAACGTAGATCCGGTGCTTGAGTTAACAAGAGCAAGCTATGTGCTTGTGATGCTCGCCGATGGAATCTATACAGTGTGGAAGTATGATGCTGCTATAGCGAAGAGAATGCGTGAGTTGTGTTCGTATAACACTAACTTGTACGTAGGCATTCCCACTGAGGAAGAAATGTCTGAGATAAAGTCGCTCGGGTATACTCCTATCCTAAAGTGGTAAAAGAGGCTTCCAATGCTATACGGATACCGACTCATACCCGTGTCTGACACGGAATATAAAGTGGAGAGGTGGGATGGGAAAGTGTATGCTCTCACAAAGAAAAAGGTACACTGGCACTGTAGTTGCGAAGGGTTTCGGTTTCGTGGTACTTGCAAACATCTGCAATTACTACCTGCTAAGCCTACTTTACAGGCTGTAAAAGAGCTGCGTATAACTCGCGCTAGAATAGATGAAGTATTATCAGAAATAGTACCGATGCTGGAATGGACAGGTGGCAAGTGGGAAGTTGTAGGCTCCTATAGGAGGCTCCTTCCTGACTCCAAGGACGTAGATATTATACTCCAGACTGACGCTGATACATTTGAACGGTTCAAACAGTTCATGGTAGGTCAGAATGAGTTTAAAGTTAAGATTAACGGCCCAGTTACATTAAGAGGAACCTGGGAAGAAGTCCCTCTCGATATCAACAGAGTCGATGAAGAAGATTGGGCGCCGCAGTTGCTATACAGGACTGGCTCCGCTAGGTTAAACATACTTATGCGCGAAGAAGCTAAGCGCAGAGGGTGGAAGTTATCGGAGAAAGGTATATTTACGCCTAATGGCAAACTTATAACTCCAACAGAGGAATCTATATTCCGCGCTTTGCAGATTGGATATAGACCACCAGAAGAGAGGTAACTACGTGGGCAGAAAAATATTCTTTACAGACGATGAAATAGAATTCCTTAAGCACTTCCTTCACGAGTTCGGGGAGTACTACGCCGAAGACGAGAATTTTGTTGAATCAATATCAGACAAGCTTTACGATAGGTAGAACATCTTCTACATCTTACGAGGTGACTTATGAAAGCCAAAGACAAAGTTGAAGTTACGACATGGTTTGAAATAGAAGATGATAAGAAGCAGGTTAGGTGTAACGGGTGTGGCCAGGTTGGGAACTGCTCTGATATGGTGTATGTCAAGCAGCCTGACTACAAGGACATAATAATCCATAAGAAGTGTTTGGGCGTTAAGTGGCTAACTGAGAATAAGAAGGACGAGGCAAAGGCTAGGCGTACCGCACACCGTATATGGTGGATAAGGAAGCCTAAGCTAAAACTTGTAAAGGGGTAGATGGCCACATCAACAGCATGACTACAGCAAAGGAGTAGCCAATGAAAAAGATGATTGTAAACATGGGTAAAATGTCTATAGCAATTAATGTTGAGCAGGACATGACTCTTAAAGAGATATGTGCTAGGCTTGATAACGGTGATATGCTTATCGTAGCCTACAAGCATAACACAGGAGATGATCGTGAACGCTACTGGCGATATCCGTCTTCCGAGAAAATGGGCAAGGCAGCCGTATCGTTTAATAGTCCAGCTGTACTCAGGAAAGAAATAGAGTCAGACGGAATAAGGAACATTTGGGTAAATAAGTCACACGGGTGGGTTGCTAGGGCTGCTGGGACTCCTTTAAAGCAGTCTATAGAAAAGCATATAAAGGAAAAGAAGGAGTCATCTAAAGAACCGCACGTAGATAAGAAGCAAAAGGGCGCACAAATGGTTGTTACCTTCACAGGAACCGCCGAAGAAATTTTTGCGAGCATGCGCAAAATGCTTAACCTTTAATGAAATGTGTAAGGAGGTGTATAATGTTTCAGACTATCTGGAAGTATGCAGTAGTGACAACAGCGCTTCTATTATCCTCAGTTACCCATTCATTTTCTGAGGATGAGATTACACTAAAATTGCAATCAAACCAGCTTGAATTGGTGGATAAGGTTATGTTAGGCAATGCTATTAAACTGCTTGCCGATGATTTAGGGCAAACCTTAGACATTAAGAACTGGCGAAATAAGTATGAATCCAACGCAGCATTAGGAGAGCACCCTAGCGACGACAGAATATACTTTTACTTTGCTGGGTGTGCTATAACCACTGCTGCCGCAAGTTACGTAGAATCCAAAACAATACGACGCACAATCTGGGGAAGTGTAGCTGTTCTCCAAGCCACAGTTGTTTATCTAAACAGCAAAGGAGGATTGGGAAGCGAGCTTGCAGACAACAGAAGACGCCCAATAGTAGTTTCCATGGTATTTCCTTTCTAATTAAAGTATAACGATTGACCGCAGGGAGCGTGGGTAACTTATGTTGCCACAATCCGTTGCGGGAACCTCAGTTGCCGCTCTGAGATAACAAAAGCGGTGTAGTATAGCCTTGGTTGTAATTGTACAACCAGGCACTGACCGGCGAAAGCCAAGGAGGCCTCACCCATGTACCAGTCCACAAAAGTCCTCAAAAACCAATTCATCCAGCTTTGCAATAAGAAATTCATAGCCCGTGCCACCAAACTCTCCCTAATGAAGCGTCTAAAATCTTCTTCATTCTTCCGGCGATTCTCCATCATAGTATCCCCCACCGTAGAATTCTTCACACCGTATAACTCCCATCATGTAGATAAATATTTAACCTCCTGCTAAACCAATCAACCGCAACGTTTGTACTGTACTATCTAAATAATTGGGCATAGTTACGTCCAATTTAGCGCAGACGTATACCCAGCGCTAATTTAGCGTCGAAGTGTATCCTCACTCAGCTTTAAAAATGTTACCACTAATTATGAGGGCTTTACAGCACATGGTAGAACTTGTTCTACCTCAACAGACGCCTTAGGAGGGCATCGTAATGGAAACAATTGCGCTTGACTATTCAGTGAGAGATGATGTTATCATCAAGAATTTGAGCGGGGCCATGACGTGCCAAAGATGTGGAACACCTTCAAAGAAATCAATCTGTGATATTTGCAATCCTCCTGTTCATAAACCGAGTCATGTGTCTCATGCACTGGCTGGGCAGTATGTAACTGTAACAGTAAGAGGCTGCGAGATTTACGTGAATAATAACTACGACCATACCGAGCCGTCCAATTTCCGTGCCCAAATTGTAGCCAATTCCATGCGGCGTAGGGTTGCTAGTAGGAATTTGTCAACCCTTGAATTATCTAAGGCGATAGCGAAGGGGAGGATATGAAACTATTTATTTTAATCTTAGCAGTATCAGTTATGGTGCAAGGGTGCTCAAATGATACTCCTATCTGGCGCATGGAGAGCCACCTAGTTACGCAGTACGAACGTGACTGCGCTGTTAAGATGCAAAAGGACATGATCGGTAAGTACATTACCACACTGTCCGGCGACGATCAGGATTTGGAGGACACAATTGAGGCTGCTAAAGTATCAGCTGTTGAAATATGTGCGCAGCCTCGTATGTTTGAATATGAGAATATACATAGCGCTAACCCTACTGGAAGGTACAGAGAACTGACGCCGGATGAACTTTACAACACTATAGTTAACAGGTAGAACTTGTTCTACAATCAAACCTCAGGAGGTAACAATCAATGAAGAAGTCAATCGCAGCACTGTTGGTAGAGTTGAAGACGCTCGGCAAGCGCATCGAGCATGGAATTGCAGGCGGTATATTCGTCTCGCTGAAAGTTGGTAAGACGCTACCGGCAGGGTTCACTGATGAGGCAAAGGTAAAGGAAACGATCAAAGGCTGCTACGATTCAGTTACCGCTCTTGTTGATAGGCGCAACAAGATCAAGGCCATCATAGTCGTCAGCAACGCTACAACGACAGTTGATATTGCTGGCACTACTTACACCGTCGCCGACGCTATTGAGCGAAAGTCCAGTATTGAGTACCAGAAGCAGTTGCTCAATGAGTTGCGTAACCAGTTCGGCAAGATATCGAAGGCAATCGAAACAGGTAACAAAGACGCCAACGCGCGGCTTGACGAAATGCTCAAAGTGGCGCGTGGTAAAGAAGGAAAGGTTGACCACGAAGCCGACAAGAAGTTTGAAGAGAACTTCAAGGAAAACAACCTCTACTCCATAATCGACCAGATCACTATTCGTGAAGAGATCGAAAAGCTACAGAAGTACATTTTCGAGTTCGAGGGAGAAGTTGACCTGGCGCTTTCAACAAGCAACGCTATCACTGAGGTAGAAGTACCGGAATAATCAACACTGCCTAGTTGCCCGAAATCAGTAAACTCTACTCCCCTAACGCAAGGGTTAGAGCGTTCTTATTGCGAGAATATAAAAGCTAACACGACCTATAAAGTCGTCCGTCTTCAAAGCTCAAAGCTTAAAGATCAGGCTTCAACTCTCAATATTCAGGCGTCTTACCCTTAGAGTTCAGGTGGAAAAGTTTAAAGGTCTTTCAAATCCTAGGTAAAGGTCTTTGGCATTAGTAGATTGGCCATCTGATTCCTCTAGGCTGGGTAGCTAGGCAATAAACAATAAAAGGAGAAAACACATGAAAAAGTCTATGAAGGCAATGACGTTGGTGGGCTGCATCTGTTTGTTATCTGGTTGCACTGATGCATCGAAGGCAACATCTGTTCTGACTGCGCAAGGCTACAAAGAAATTCAAATTACTGGCTACAACTTCTTTGCCTGCTCAGATGATGATTTTTATCATACGGGATTTTCCGCAAAATCACCCAACGGATCAAGCGTTAACGGTACTGTTTGCTCAGGTATTCTTTTCAAAGGCGCAACGGTGCGATTCGACTGATACCAGATAGCGGCTTGATTTGATCCGTAAAACTAAAAACAGAACTAGCTTCTGTTTTTAGTCTCACATGCAAGAGATAAAGGTGTTCTAAGGATAAATTAAACTTAGTCGAGAACTCGAAACGCCAGTTTACTGGCAAATTAGAGGCAGGGTCTTTAGTTTACTTATAACATTGCACACGTAATCTTGCATGTGATACTAAGGACAGAAGCACAAGTAGAACATATTCTACCATAAGGAGAAAGAAGATGCAAAAGTTTGCGCTTGAACTATCGTTGGCAATTCACAAGGCGGGAGGTTCAGTTTTTTATACAGGAGGCCACGTAAGAAATTTACTCCTAGGCATACCTTCCACCGACATAGACATTGAAGTTTTCAACCTCTCAGCCGAGAAGCTCGAAGCAGTTCTCGAAACTTTCGGTGAGGTCAACTACGTAGGCAAGCAATACGGAGTTTACAAAGTCAAAGATATTGACGTTAGCCTGCCGAGGCTTGATGAGCAAACTGGCGAAGGACACCGTGATCTAACCGCTAGGATACGCGAAGAGCTGCCGTTGAGCTTGGCAGCGGTTCGTAGGGACTTGACGATGAACGCTATTTACCTCGATCCGTTGACGGGTAAGTTCGAAGACCCGTTTAATGGGATACCTGACCTTCGTATCTTGCGCATAAAGCACGTGAATGTTGGCACATTCATGGAAGACCCTTTGCGTATATTGAGAGTAGCGAGGTTCAAGGCTATTTACCCGTTCATGAACATAGAAGCTCAAACAATGGCGCTATGCAAAGTACACGGCCCAATTAAAGTTAAAGCTCTGCCTCAGGAACGAGTGTTTAATGAAGTGGTGCGAGTTCTAATGAACGCTCCTCTTCCATCCGTTTTCTTCAAGACGCTTGAGGCTATGGACATTCTCGATGTACTGTTTCCTGAGCTGGTCGCTACCAAGAAAATTGAACAAGGAAGCACGTATCATCCAGAAGGTTCCGTGTATAATCACACCCTTATGGCAATAGATGCCATTCCTGTTATTGACAGGGAATTGGATATTATGCTGGCCCTCTTATTTCATGATTTAGGGAAGGGGCTTGTTCCTAATGAGGTCAACACAGAAGACAGCGGTAAGATTCATTTCAAAGGTCACGCGGAAGAGACTTCTTTGGCTGAAAAGGCTATCGCTCGGCTAACAAATGAGATAGGACTTACTGAATCCGCTATAAATCTCATTAAGCATCACATGAGGCCTTACGATTTTAAGAAAGCAGGGGTGAGCCGTAAGGCTGTGCGCAAGTTGGCCGCCTCGGTTGACATGTATAAGCTAGTAAAATTGCACAAGGCGGATAGGCTTGGACGTGGTGGTGTTGTAGCCGCTGAATATGAGCCTGAAAACTCAGCTAGGATTTCTGAGGTCATGCGCGTGTTCGAGGAAATAAAATCACAAGTCACCCCGATTATTCTTGGCCGAGACCTTATTGATATGGGCATGGAGCCTGGAAAACATTTCGGCGCTATCCTCCAACGGCTGTATGAAGACCAAATGGAAGAAAAGTTCTTGACAAGGGAAGACGGGCTGTTATACACTAAAACCCTCATAGAAAAAGGAGAAATCAAAAATGCGACTGCTTAAGGCCCCGGTAAACGTCAAAGAGAATATCAAGGCTATGGAACAGCTTATAGTGGAGTATCGTAAATACACGCACAAGACGACCTATACGGGTTGTTCTTTGTGCAAAGTAAGTAATCTTAAGTGCGACTCCTGCCCGTGGATAAGTATAAAAGGGCATAGATGTAATAGATACGAAGGACTACCAACAGTAGCAGAATATGCTATTCTGCGCCTCCCAATCATACGCACCATCCGCTTCTACGTGTTCGGCAAGGCAGTCCGCAAAAGGATAGCCGAACTCAAGCTATGGATAATGATGTACAAGGCGTTCGCAGTTGTAGGCTACGATTTGGCAGCCTACAACTCACAGTGCTGCACGGCCAATATACCCTTGTATGCCGCTATCTACGACAAAAACGAAGCACAATAGAGGAGGAATTTACCGGTATGAAACACATAAGAGTAGTAGGCAAATTGGCAGGAAATACTATGAAAATCGTAATAGTGGAACAGACTCATCGAGGAGTTGATCTTGGAGATACTATTACACAAGGAGTAGGGGTATTCTTCTCTGGAGGGTGCGCTATTGTATCTTCTGCTCACCCACAGTTCTATACGAAAGACGGGCTTCCAAGGTTCATGGACGGTAAAGCTGATATAGCTCTTTACACCAGAGGGGCTAACAAAGGGGGGGATAATATGGAGGTTAGTATACCCCTTGGGTATTGGCCCCGCGTAAAAGCAGCAATCGAAGCCTACAATGAACACTTCTCAGATAAACCAAAGGAAGAGCCAAAGCCACAGATATATTTTTCAGAGGAAGAGCTTATATTCATTGCCATGCTTACTGGTGGTGTTTCTGGAACCGGGCCTACCCATGATGTAGGTTGTGGTATATTTGATAAGATTTATGACATGTACGGTAAGAACCTTTTAATGAGAAACCCTCTATACCAAAAGTACAAGGCAGCCATTAGACCTCTTCCAGACGGCAGGAACTACGGGGCACATCTCGAAGATTAAGGAGAAACCAATATGTCTGTTGATCCTTGTATACTTTACATGTTCATAGCGTTTGGTCTTGTCATAACAGCCTCTTGTGTGCTTCCTCACAGGAACATTGTTATACTACTCTTAGTAATAGCGGCTGCTGTCACTGGGTTAGGGTGTGTGTTATGGGCAGGCTACATTCCCTACGTAGTGTTTCACTTCTTGCATAAGTTCTGGTGACGTATGACTTTTGCTAAGCATATATGCAAGTACATTCCGGCGGAAGTATTGAACCTTTACAAAATTCCTAAGTGTGTGGTTTGTGGAAAGCCTTTGCCTAATCCGCCCATAACAGCTATGCACATAAACTTTGGTGGAAGATACAAAATAATGAGTTAAAGGAGGTAAAATGAAATCGCGTGGATTTACGTTGATAGAGTTGCTTATTGTGGTAGCAATTGTTGGTATGATACTAGCGATTGTTGTGCCACAGTTCGTTAAGTACCAAAACAACCCACATGTAGGGCTTGACGAAGTAGTAATAGTCAAGCAGTATTACGGGGGTAGGGACGAGAAAAACAGAAGCAGAGAACAAGGAGCGTCTGCGACCTACAGCAATGACTGGGCCATGCTTGAGGTGGTGTCAACAGAAGAACGAATAAACATTTTTGGACTTTTTGGTAACGAAGGCGACGTACTGTACGTTGACCTTGATGAGATGCATCGCATGCGTTAACCTTAACCAAGTAGAACTTGTTCTACTATCACACCAAAGGAGGAACAAATGAAGAGTTTCGTAAGAGTAGGGCTGATGTTGGCAATGGCGGCGTTCATGTTGATTAACAGCGGGTGCGGCTACAACTCCATCCAAGCGAAGGAAGAGCAAGTGTTTGCCAAGTGGGCCGATGTTGAGGCTGCTTATCAACGGCGTGCAGATCTCATCCCCAGCCTCGTAGAGGTCGTAAAGGGCTACGCTGCCCACGAAAAAGAAACCTTTACACAGGTTGCTCAAGCACGCGCCTCGGTAGGTCAAATCAAACTTGATCCTAAAGGTCTTCAGGATGCAGCGCAAATGGCCAAGTTCCAGGCGCAGCAACAAACAATCGGCTCCGCCTTGTCTCGGCTTATGATGGTAACTGAAAAATACCCCGACCTCAAGGCCAATGAAAGTTTTATGAATCTGCAAAGCCAATTGGAGGGAACCGAGAACCGGATAAACACGGAACGTGTGCGCTACAACAAAGTAGTGGCTGAATTCAACACCATGATACGAACGTTCCCAAATTCAATTACAAACTCGCTCCTGCTTAACCTGGAAAAGAAGACACCGTTCAAGTCTGACGAGGGAGCGAAGATTGCGCCCAAAGTCAGCTTCAGTGGCGCAGCTCCATCAAACAATAAACCGTAAAGGAGATGTGCATGAAAGAACGCCTGCAATACTGGCTAGGTGGGTTGCGAGAAGTGTGGCAGCCAGGGTACTCCTGCAGTTATCGCTTGTACAGGTTAAAGGAAGCATTAGCCCCAATAGCATTGGCGTTAGTTATCTTTGCCTTAGGAATGGCAGCCGGGTGCAGTGACACAACTCCCGTCAACAAGGCGGTAATACCTGAGCTAAAAGCTCCGGTCAATGACTATGCCGGGATGATTTCTGACTCGGCTAAAAACCAGTTGAACAGACTGCTCATCTCTACCTTAAAAAGTGGAGGCCCACAAATAGCCATTCTTACGATACCGTCCCTGAACGACTCTGATATTGAGTCGTACACAATGACGGTATGCGAAACGTGGAAGTTGGGCAAGTCAGGCAAAGACGATGGTGTGCTTATCTTTGCATCTCGCGGTGATCGTAAAATGAGGATTGAGGTTGGCCGTGGATTGGAAGAGAAGCTAACCGATATTGCCGCCGGTAAGATAGTCAGAGACAAAATGCGCATTGCGTTTAAGGAAGGCAACTTCGACAAAGGGTTCGTTGATGCCGTTGACGCAGTACTAAACACTATTAAATAGAAAGGAGAAGGCGAAATGGATGCACTTGCAAGAGTTTGTATTCTTGTTTTCGTAGTAGCTTTTGTGTTCTTCGTCGGGCTTTCCATAGCTCTGGCTATACGAAACCGAAGACGCAGAAAAGCCGAACAGAGCCGGAAGGACGAAGAAAGGCGCTTAGCTGAGGTGGCTGCTTACCGAAGTGAAGTAAAGAGCTACAACGAGCGTAATGGAGCTAACTACGCTCCGTTAGGAGTTGCTACAGCCGGGTATGTTGCTGGTAATTTTTCCAACCCAACTCCTATGTATAAACAACCACCTACACCAAGGCCTACTCCGGCTGAAACAAAGTCGCCTACACAGCGTCGAAAAGAGCGCGAGGAAGAGGAAGCACGTAAACACAAACGCAGCCACAGCGAAACAGGCGACTCTATCCTTGCTGCTGCAGCAGGATTTGCGCTAGGCTCGATGTTCGGCGGTGGAGGAGACAGTGGAAGTAGCAGCGGTAGCGACTTCGGCGGAGGCGGTGGAGATTTCGGAGGTGGCGGAGGCGGAGGCGACTGGTGATAGGTTCTTAGAAGCACCGGCGTTGGCTTATGCTTTCAATAGAGGTTGCTACTTAATTCAAGCTTGGAGGAATAAATGTCTGATCTAACAAGTAAAGGTGAAGAACTTGTAAAGACGTGGCTGGCCGCAAAGAAAAGGGTGGAATTAGTACGCGCCGACTTGGAAAAAGCCCTACGCGAACTGCAGACCTCAGAAGAGCGTTTGGCCATATGGCTGCTCCCAGACGATGCTAAATGTGATGAAAAATATTGTGTATGGTATGGAGATTCTCTTATTTCCGCCCAAGAAAAAGAAGATAATTATGAGGTTTCTATTCGCAAACGCGGCAAGAGTATACTGATAAGTCTGTGAAAGTAGAACAAGTTCTACTTCTCAATTTGCAACACAACCACAACAAAGGAGGTAACAAATGAAGAAAAGTATCAAACTGAGTGTGAAACCTATCGGGCCGGATTTTCAGACAGTAGAGATAGGAATTGTTGAGCAGAGCCACAGGGGAGCTGAATTCGGTACTTGTGGTGAGGAATTCAAGCACGATGGGTTCACTCTTAGTAGTCAAGGGGCTTTGGCTCTCTATGGGGGTCTTCTGTATGTACGTGGAACTCGGCGCGATCTGGACCACCGAACCATAGCCGTACCAGTTGCTACATACGTCAAGATCAAAGCTGCCGTCGAAGCCTACAACGCCTTCTTCTCCTTCGACCCGCGCCACATCAAGATCTCCGGCACTCCGGTTGGCCCCGACTTTCAGTTTGTGGATGTTCAGGTTCTTGAGCAGACGCACATTCGAAAAGATTTTTCTGAAAATGCAAACTATTTTGTGGCCTCGAATGGGTTCAAGCTTTTGAGCGATACATCTCCAGCGTTTTACAGCATAGGTCATAACGAACTATATCTGCGAGGAACCGATAACCGCTCGGACAACAACGTCATGCGTGTTCCTGCGGCCACTTTCAAGAAGCTCGCAGATGCAGTCAAAGAATACAACGAAGTTTACGCTGCATCGAAGAAATGTGCTGCGCCTGCAAAAGCAATAGAAGTACCGGTGGACGCCTGTGCTGTTGTGATCGGATAAAAATGTAACTACCGTTGTAGACTGTTAGAAGAAGGGAAGGCTTGTGTTTATGGCTAGCCTTCCCTGTTTCAATACAGGCTATTACTATTGCATCATAGCATCAAGTTCTTCTGCATCACTACTACCTATAACCTTAGTAGGCTGCTTTCCACTTTGCCTAAGTGGTACATTATTTCTGTGAAGAATGCGTAAAATTGTGTTGCGACTTACTGGCAACTTTCTGAATATATCGAGAGAGCTTAGTCCTGACTGGTACATTTCTATAACTTCTGGTGTTAGGTCAATTGTTGTTTTGTCTGGTGTTGAACTAGGCCTAGTTTGTATGTTGAGTCGTTTCAAAATTGCTAGGGCTGTTGTGTAGAAAACGTTATACTTTGCTGCTAATTCACTAGATGACATACCAGCTATGTAGTCTTGACCTAGTTGATATTCTTGGTCTTCGGTTAGTTTTTTAAGCAGGTTATGCCTGGTAATGTTAGTTTTAATTTTTAATTTTCCAGTTGCTGTTACTACTTCATTATAACGAATAGCCCTATTTATAGTATTAGTGGATACTTTATATTTTTTGGCCAAAGCTTCTACACGTTCTCCACGTAAAAAGGCGGCTCTTATATTAGGTACATCTTCATCTTTTATAGTCTTATAGAAAGCAGGCTCTTTCATAGTTACTCCTGCTTTCCTAAGCTCTGATAATACAGTGCGTTTTGATATACAGTATTTTTGTCCTATTTTTATAGATGACATACCGTTTTCGTAGTCTTCTAGAATATTTGGGATGAGACTTAAAGTCTTGCTTCTTTTTTCTGTGGGTTTACGTACTATTGTTACATCGTGCCGTAGTAATATACCTCGGATGGCGGTTTTAAATAACCCAAACCTAGCTGATAATGTACTAATAGATTCACCATTTAAGTATAAAGATACACATTCGTATTCTTGTATTGGGGTTAGTTTATTAGTTGTTTTCCAATAACTTTTATTACTACTCCCTAACCCGCCAGTTCGTATATTAAGTAGTGGGCCTTTTCTAGTAGACAGCCTGCCGATAGTGGCTATTAACGTTTCCTCTACTGAGTATGCCTCCTCCTCTGTTAATTGTACAGCCAGCTTAAATGCAAAGTCTTTAGGATTGTACCCAGATTCTAATATAGATAAAATTGTTTTATTTTTCCATGTTTTATTTTTCTTTTTAATTGACTCATTAACATGATTATACATCCTATCTAAAGCACCTTTACCGATGTAAAAAGGTTCATATAGAAAAGAAAGATTTGTATTAGGGAAAGTGAACCTTCCAGGTTTTGTTGGGTTTGTGTAGCAGTAAACGTAAAAATGGTTCATCGCGTCTCCAGTATAAGTTATTTGAGCCGAATCCAACTGCTCCTATATGTATTATATACCGAATATAAGCATTTTTTATTAACTAAAAAGTAGAAAATGTTCTACTTACAAACTAACACAAAGGAGAATTTAATTATGACTAAACCTATTGTATGCCGCGTAGCACCATCTAACACCGGCCCAGGGCACTGTGGGATGGCCCGCCAGAGTTTGCATAATTATATTTTTGCTAGGCAACATAAAGGAACTTTTATCGTGCGTATTGAGAATACCGATTTTTCAAGATCTACCCAAGAGTTCGCAGACAACATTTTAGAAGGGCTCAACTGGCTTGGCATCAAAAGTGACGTAGAAATAATCTACCAAAGCGAACGAGGTCACATCTACAAGGAATACGTAGATAAACTCCTGAAAGAGAAAAAAGCCTACAAGTGTTACTGCACGGCAGAAGAACTCACAGCAAAAAGGGATGAAATGCTGAGGAACAAGCAAAAGCCCCTCTACGATAGAACCTGCTATGAAAAGCCAGAGCAAGAAGGAAAGCCATTCGTCATACGGTTTAAGACCCAAGACCAGGGCCGCGTAGAATGGAAAGATCATGTTCTCGGAAAGATCAGCGTGAAGAACAGCGAGATCAGCGACTTCGTAATCCAACGGCAGGACGGAAGCGTAGGATACCTCCTTGCAAATATGGTTGATGATGCCCTACAGGGTGTTACACATATTGTCCGAGGCGTTGACGGAGTAGGCAACGTGCCAGCCCAGACTATGCTGTATCAGGCGCTTGGCTTTCCGGTTCCTGAATATGCCCACACCCCGTTCATCCTTAATGATAAAGGCGAAAAACTCAGTAAGAGAAACGGTGATGCTTCTGTCCTTGACTACAGGGATAAAGGTTTTCTTCCGGAGGCTGTTGTCAATGGGCTTGCCCGTGTAGGCTGGAGCTACAAGAATGAAGAAATATTCTCAATGGACGACCTGATACAAAAGTTCTCGCTTAATTCGGTAGGTAGAGCGCCAGGGTGTCTTGATCCGAACAAAATGCTGCACATTAACGCGCATTGGATTAAGAACGGCGATCCCAAGAGAATAGCGGAACAAGCCAAGCCGTTCATGCACTACAAAACTGACAAAGGCCCTGATATTATTGAGGTTGTGAAGTTGTTGCAGCCGAGGGCAAAGACTTTAATTGAGATTGCAGAAATGGCTGAGGTGTATTACAAAAAGCCTAAAGCGGTAAGGGCCGATCATTCAGTAGGTTCCATAGTGGAAATACTTGAGAAGAAAAAGACCTATTCTATAGAAGATATAGAAGAGGCCATTAGCCACGGCTGTAAAAAACATAACGTAACGCTAAAAGAACTCGGACCGCAAATACGCATGGCTCTCACAGGTAAAACAGCTTCGCCTCCTGTAGTAAATGTAATGCACGTCCTTGGAAAGAAAGAGGCCGTCGCAAGAATGAAGGCGGCGTTAAAGTGATACTACTGACTATAAAATATTGGCTGCTAGGTGACTCATTTAAAAATGCTTTATACTACGCCAAAGTAATATCAACCGCATTCAAAGGAGACATTAATAATGCGAATTCTGGAAGAAGAAGCTGTAAAACTACGCTGTCCTTTCGGAGTAGGAATATCAAACGAAGACGGAAATAGAAACCTTTGTGCGACCAAGTTTTGTTTAGCTTGGGTTTCATACAGCCGCAGAGAGACTTACGGCTACTGCAGAAGACTCCACACCAACACCTTACTGAAAGCTACCAAGTAAAGGAGACTACGAATGGCTCAATCCGCTAATAACTTCGAGAAGATCAAGTCCGGCAAGATTCCTACAAAGGGCGTGAAGGTTGAAAAAGACAAGGGCTTTAAGATAGACCGGAAACAGGCCCGTAAAGGCAAGGGATTCGGGAGGTACGATAAATGAAATCCGAAACCAAAAGATATAGGAAATCTGCCAATATAATCAAGCAACGCGAAGAGGTGTTCATTCCTACGCTTGGGGTTAAAGGCGCGGTCTATGAGCGGGTAGCCAGAAAAACTTTAGTCAAGTTGGCTACCGGCTACGTGTGGGTTGATGACAAAGATGTGTTGAAGGGGTGAATATGCATAAACACCTTAAATTATCCGCCATACTATCTAAAAACAAACAAACCGCATCCGTGACTATACTTGAACAGACACATTTTGATGATGAGTTTGGAGGAAATATTTCCGGTAGAATGCATAGCAGAGTATTCAGACACGGAGTTATTGACCTGTTCTCTGCTACGCATAATTATCCTAACTTTGACGGACGAAACAAGACTGACGGGCAAGTTGATGTTAGGTTAATATCCAGTAGTAGAAAAAACGTAGCGTTCGACGTACCTGCCGACATGTGGCCTTTAATTAAGGAGGCCGTTAAAGCCTACAACGAATATTTCAAGGAGTAACTATGCCTAAACATATAAAACTTAAATGTGTTTTGTCTGAGGATAGGACTGCGGCTGCTGTAACTATACTTGAGCAAACTCATTTTCATACTGATTTTGGGGATTTAAAGTTGCCAAAGGTAGTACAAATACAACAAGCGGTAGACTTCTGTCATAACGGAGTGCGCCTAGTATCACACGCTGGGAATATTCCGCACACCCAAAAAGTAGTAAGTCATGCTAGGCGAACAACTTTAACATGCTACCTGCGAGGGTCTGCAATACAAAACTATCATACTTTCGATATTTATTCGGAAGACTGGCCCAGAATCAAAGCCGCAGTAGAAGCATACAACGAATATTTCAAGGAGTAAAGGAGATTATATGAGCAAGCTTGACAAACTACAGTCTATGGTGCCGATGGAAGAAATAGAGCAGTCAGCGCAGCAGCAGATTTATGACGTTCTTTCATTGGAATGTCTTAAAAAATTGGCTATTATGCCTGACGTTCACGCTGGTTATGATCTTCCAATCGGCGGAGTGGCCTTGCTTGACGGCATGATCTCTCCTAGCTTCGTAGGCTTCGACGTGGGATGTGGTATGTGCTCGGTTGACACAAACATACCTCAGTATGAGCTATCAAAGGATAACCTTAAACAGTTATACGATGATATAGTTAAAACCATCCCTACTGGATTTTCATCTCTTGATAAGTCAGACTATCATTTTGAATATGTTATCCACTCTCACATGCCTAAAGAAGTGAAACAGAGAGTAAAAGAAAAATCTGTTATGCAGCTAGGTACTCTAGGAGGGGGCAATCACTTCATAGAGATAGGGATAAGCCAAAATACTGGCACGTATTGTGTGACTATTCATTCAGGAAGTCGTAACGTTGGGCATACAATAGGCGGGTGGTACATGAAACAAGGAAGAATGTTTCCTTTATTATCAGACCTTGGGTTGTCCTACTTAGGGGATATGAATTTTGCGTTAGAGTGGGCGTTATATAACAGGTTAAAAATGATAAACAAAATATGTAAGATTCTCGGTGTCACATACAAGAGCAATCTTCTAATTAACGAAAACCATAACCACGCAATTATTACAAAAGAAGGAGTGCTGCACCGAAAAGGTGCTACGCCAGCCGACGCACATCAACTTGGCATAATTCCTGCTAATATGAGGGATGGTGTGTACATCACCAAAGGACTTGGTAATGAAAAGTTTCTTTCATCGGCGTCTCACGGGTGTGGACGAACTATGGGCAGAAACGCCGCCAAGAAGAATCTTGACTACGATAAATTCGTAGGCCAGATGGAAGGCGTTGTTTGTTCCACAGATAGGAGCATACTAGATGAGGCTCCAGAGGCATACAAAGACATTAACTACGTCATGAAGGCGCAGGAGGGTATTACTATTGATGTAGTTGATTTCATAAAACCTGTGCTAAATATAAAAGCGAAAGAATAAGGAGGCAAAATGTTATTCTGTATTTTCCTACTAACCGTATTAGGGGTTCAGTTCTTCCTGTTTCAGCACAAGCACATGCGTTGGCTGACTAAACTAATGAGTAAAACCACTCCTACAAGGTTCCTAAATAACTGCGCGTTCTGCCAGTGTTTCTGGATAGGCCTGCTAGTGGCCTACTTCGTAATGGATATATCTACCGTAAAGGAAGTCGTGTCTCTAGGGTTCTGCTCAGCTATCTTTGGGCTAGTGTTCGTTGCGATAACCACTCCAATCATAGGATACTACGAAGAAATGCATAAGTAGAACATGTTCTACCTAAATAAAGGAGGTAACATCCAGTGATTTTAATTGACAATGTAAAAGTTGAGTTCGGTGTTTTTCCTAACAACGAAAGATACCTGAACTACAATAAGATAACTTTTCACAACAGCTCAGTTGTTGTACTAAAGTTCGAAACCGATCAAGACCTTATGGACTTGTACATACTTCGCAGTTACATGAATGACGTTATTCCGAACAACATAATGACGTTGAAGATTCTGTACATGCCGTACAGCAGAATGGACAGAGCCAACAACACATACACTTTCAACTTAAAGTACATATGCGATATGATTAACGCAATGCACTTTGCGAGAGTTAAAGTAGTTGACGCACATTCCGACGTTTCTACTGCTCTTCTAAACCGGTGTACAAACATTAGTATTATACCAGCCCTCATGGCCCTCTTTGTTGATAAGCACGGAATGGACAACACCATACTTTTCTACCCAGATGCAGGAGCTGAGAAGAGATATAGTCACGTTGCAAGGTATCCTTCCGCTGTAGGTAGCAAGGAAAGGGATTTCAAGACTGGTGATATCATAAAATACTCTGTGTCAGGCACAGGTGTAAAAGGTAAAAAAGTTCTGATAGTAGACGATCTATGCTCCAAAGGCGGAACTTTTATTGCGGCAGCCGAGGCGCTTAAATCCCATGGCGCTGCGAATATTTACCTTATGGTTGCTCATTGTGAGCACACTATATTCTCAGGGAAAATATTTACATCAAAGTTAATAGACGAAGTATATACTACAAACAGCATAATGTGTAATTCAACTGCTCTAGAAAATCTTATCATACACCAACTTTATACGGAGGTAAAAAGAGATGCGTAAAGGACTAATTGCAACGTTACTGTGTGATTTCTACAAAATCGGACACAAGGACCAGTATCCTGACGGAACTGAGATTGTGTACAGCACATGGATTCCTCGCACGTCAAGGATTAAGTTCGTTGACAAAGTGGTGGCGTTTTCCTTCCAGGGGTTCGTTAAAGACTGGCTTATCGACTTCTTTAACGAAAACTTCTTCAGCCGTCCTGTTGATGAAGTTGCTGGAGAGTACGGCAGGGTGATTAAATTCACGTTAGGCGTGGCGGAACCTGATACTACACATATAAGAGCGCTACATGAACTTGGGCATCTTCCTTTGTTGATAAAAGCGGTCCCGGAGGGAACGCTTGTTCCACTAAGGGTTCCTATGCTTACTGTTGAGAATACCGACCCACGATTCGGCTGGCTTACCAACTACATTGAAACCTTGGCCTCGTGTGAGATGTGGCAGGGTTCCACAAGTGCCACTATCGCGTATGAATATCACAAAATTCTTTCTAGATACGCTGAGGAAACTTCTGATATGCCAGACTTCGTGCAGTTCCAGGGGCACGATTTCTCAATGCGGGGTATGGGGGCCGTAGAAGCAGCTTGTGTAAGTGGGGCAGGGCACTTGCTATCGTTTGTAGGAACAGACACTATTCCGGCTATACTTTATCTTGAGGATAAATACAACGCCAATATCGAAAAAGAATTGGTGGGCTGTAGCGTTCCGGCGACTGAGCACAGCGTAGTCTGCGCTGGAGGAAAAGTAGATGAGTATGAAACATTTCGTAGATTAATCCAAGACGTATATCCTACGGGAATTGTATCTCTCGTATCTGATACTTGGGATTTGTGGCATGTTACCAGCAATATTCTTCCTAAGCTCAAAGATATTATCATGGCTAGGGATGGTAAAGTTGTAATCCGTCCTGATTCTGGAGATCCTGCTGATATTATTTGTGGGCTAAACACTACGATTGACTATTCCACTTACGAGGTATATGTTGAGAGGTTTGACCCGGAGTGTAGTGAAAGCGCCTATAAAGGACTCATAGAAATCCTGTGGGATACCTTCGGAGGCACTATCAACAGCAAAGGATACAAGCAGCTTGACCCCCACATAGGCGCTATCTACGGCGACTCTATAACCATTGAGAGGGCTAAAGACATCTGCGAGCGCCTAAAGCGCAAAGGATTCGCTTCCACAAATATTGTATTTGGTATAGGTTCGTACACCTACCAATACAATACTAGGGATACCTTTGGTTTCGCTATGAAGTCAACGCACTGCGTAATTAAAGGAAAGGAAGTTAATATCTTCAAAGATCCTGCCACTGATACAGACAAGATCAAAAAGTCATTGACCGGTAGGGTTGTTGTAGTCCAGACTGCTGAAGGTATTGAGGCTATTGATGGATTGTCAATAGCCAACCAAAACATGATAGCGGCAGCTGGCACTGACCTACTGCGTCCAATATTTAAGGACGGGGTGCTGTTGGTTGACGGTAACCTATCAGATATACGTGCAAGGTTACTTGGCCGGTAGAACATGTTCTACATTCTCATTAAAACGCCTCCCGCCCTTCGGGCGGGGTAGACACAGGGTTAAGGTCATAAGCAAAGCATACAGCAAGGCATACAGCAAGGCATAACCTTAAAACCCTATAGCATTCATCTTCGCCTAACGGCTCGATGAATGCATTATACCACAAAAAGTTGATTTTGTCAAGTAAAAAATGCATGTCAAACATTATAATTTTTTAATGAAGGAGAAAACACATGATCGAACTGAGCTACCGTGATTTCGCGGAATTCAAGAATAAATACCTCAGCGACCCTTACCCCTTGTGGAATTTCGGAACCGCCTTCTGTATGGCGTTCAACATTGACAACGCAGACATAAGGTTTGCCCCTACGTTAGAAGTATGCTTGGCTAGAATTGAAGCGCTTATAGTATGGGTTATCTAAAGAACTAGAAGTATACTTTTTACTTTTAAGGAGGATTACAACAGTGGCACTTAAATTTTACAAGGACGCACTCGGCAAACTCAAACCTGAGACAGCAGAGAAGTCAAAAGAAGTTGTGGGTAAGCCTGCTGAAAAGTTCCTCCGGCTTGCAATAACATTGCCGAAGATAAAGGCAAATGTCACCAAGAAGATAAAAGGTGTTATTGAAGGAGCAGGCTACGGCTACAAAGTAAAGCCGGAAATGCCCCTTGCCCTCCCTGTAAAATCCGATCCCGACAAGGTTAGGGTATACCCTAACATTAAAGCTAACTTCAAAGCAGAAGACGTGCTTGAATATATAACCAAAATTCTGAAAGACCCAAAGACGGAGGTTAGGTTTGCAACTCCAGAGCGAGCAGTTAAGCTAGCGTTAAAGTGGGAGATTACCACATTCGCCAAACTTGTGGCTGACTACACAAATTTAAAGGAGCTTGGTTATGGAGACGCACAAGTGAGAGATTTAGCCAAAATGGTGTCCGACAGCTTCTTACCTTCTGCGATAGTGGTATGTAACTCCGTCAGAGACTACTACACAATGTACAAGACCAAAGTTCCTGGCTCTTGCATGGGAGTCGGAAACGACTATTGGGGAGACATTAGCCGAAAGGTTTGGCCTAAAGTGGCTGATGATACTGGGGTTTACCCTTCTGCGTGGTATCACTACCAGCCCTACGCTAAAGGTTGCTATCTCATGGTAGATGGAAAGCCAGTCGCAAGGTGGATGATATACCGTAAAAATATGGCCAAAGATGAATACCCGTATTATGGGGATGTTAAATGCGTATCGGCTGCATATAGAACCCAGGTAATCGAAGCCATGAAGAAACAGGGAAAGACTGAATTATACTCTATGGATACTCTCTGCGACTACAGAGTTCCTGCGGTTTATCATGAAGCCCTTGGTGACGTTAAAGTTCCTTGGTGCCCGTTACCTAATTGTGATAATCAACGTAAAGACTTTTCTGTTTGCTACGACGAAACTGCTGGAGACTTCGTGTTTGGGCTGGCCAGTAAGCATGCAGATTGGACCCGTGTAGGAAGCACGTACAACTACAAGGGGTACATACCTGGAAATAAGATTGTACATATAAACAAAATTGAAGCACCTGTAGTAGAGCCTCCAAAGGTAGAAGAAGTTCTACCTCCGCCTGTTGTGACTAAGAAGCCAGCAGCTAAAAAGAAGGTAGAAGAAGCGGCAGTAGTGGCTGAGGTTAAACCGAAGGCTAGAAGGGGAGTGAAGCCTAAAGGTGTGGTCGAGGTTGATCTTGTGCGAAAAGTCGAAGAAAAAGTGTCTGCTGTAACTTACGAGAACACGCCGGCAAAGACAACCAAAAAAGATAATGCAAAGGATACTGGAACGTACCTTATAACCATCGAGTAGGAGGTCATGAATGAAGCACATTAAGCCTGATAGCTAAGCCTGACGAAGGTGATAGAATGCGCGTCAGAATAATAGAGCAGACCCATGTGTATAAAGAGTTCGGGTGTGCCTACGAAGACCGAGCATATGAAGATCAATTTAAGGCATCGAATCTAGTCATATTAATGAGTGATTTGGGAAGGCCGGAGGCTTTTCTTGAAGGTGAGCACTATTATGTTTTCCTCAAAGGAGATAACAAAAACGAAGATAACTTCGAACTGTCAATTCCATTTGCGCGTTGGCCTGAGGTAGTAGCTGCGGTTAACGAATACAACGAGTATTTCAAAGATTAAAGGAGGTGTTACATGCCAGTAGGAGAATACGACTACGCTAAAAAGCTCATCCCTATTTTCAACAATCTGTATGATAGAACTTTGCAACTTCTGGTTGACTACGATCCATGCCATATTAGCGGCGGAGCTTGCGAGCGTCATCGTAGAAGGGAAGGAGAAAACTTCTGCTGCGTTAACTGTAAATACCTTGGGATTGGGGGATGCACTGTAAAGGCACTGCAGTGTAAATTGTGGGTATGCAGTTACGATTACGTGCCTGAAGCAATACGCGCTGATTTCAAGCGTGATATGTGGGCCATTTTCATAGAAGCAGAGAGGCTAAATCTCCTGGTTACTAGAGGCTCTATGGAGGACAGCATAGCTAACGCATGTAAAATTTACATGTACGACAAAAAAGATTTGACCGTGCCCCGCATGCCTAAGCTCAAATTGTCCAAATTTCTGGCGCAGGAAAAACCGTTAAGTTGGGGATATTCGCCTCCTCTAAAGACCGCAGCTAAGAAATTTAAGATAGAGGACTATATTGCCCCTGTCATAGAAAAAGAAACCATAGCTGAGGAGCCCAAATCTGAGCTACAACTGGACTTATTTTCAGATAAAGGGTAAGGTAGCCTTAACTAACTTAAAACGTTTCTACGGGGGTAAAATGGACTTTGATCTTAATAAATTTAACAAGGAAAACCCAATCCTAGAAGTAGGAGAAACATCAGAAGACCCATTCGTTGAAAGGGTTAATGGCAGAGAGCACTCCGACAAGAAAGGATGTTGGTGCTGTAAAGGAAGTTACTATTCAGACGATGGAGCCACTGTCGGCGACGCAGACGAAAATGGAGAAGAGGTATCTTCTTTTTCGGACCTATGTAAATCCTGTAGGGCGCTGTTGAAAATTAGTGGCTACATCTTTACATAGGGAGGGCTAAAATGTATAAATACTACACCTACCATGAGGGAGAGACTTACCCTGAACGGTACGAATGGGTTACAGGTGCTTTTGTTACTAAAAAAGTTAGAAGACACATAAAATATAAGGCGGAAATAACACCTCCGTTATTTGAAACCGTTAAGGTGACTATAACCGAACAGACTCATTTTGGTGAAAATTTTAACGACAAGTCTAAGGTGTTCAACCACAAAGTTGAGGGTGAAGATGCTCTTAACTTGTATTCTCTGGAGCTTGGTAGAATTAGTGAATATGAGCCAGGTCTGCACTATCGAACCTGTGTAGTTCTTTTGTTTCGTCCTAGCGATGTAGGAAAAGTATCGTTCGAGCTTGGCAAAGAAACCTATGATCGGTTCAAGCAGGCGGTAAAAGCGTACAACGAGTTTCATGATGTAAAAGAACCAGAAAAAGAAAAGAGTTCCATAAGCGCAGCAGTCAAAAAGGTTGGTGTTCCTGTTAAGGAAAGACCGGCTAAAGAAAAAGTAGAGCCTTGGCGCGCGGAGCGTGCCTATCAAAAGGTCTACTTCGGAGGAAACAGGAATAAACATTAACCACTGTTGGGAAGGTAGAACTTGTTCTACCTAAACAGCATACAAACAAAAGGAGGATTTACCATGAGAAAACACATCAAGATTACCGCACAAGTCGTTCCCAACTTTACGAAGGTGCTCTTTAAAGTGCTGGAGCAGACACACAAAGGACGCGACTTCGGTGACGTGCGGAGCCTTGACCCCCGTAAGTTCGTTGCCAGCAACGGCATCGTTCTTGCTTCCAACAGCCACCCGGCACGCGACACAGATGAGAAGAACGTTATCTGGCTGCGTGGCTCCAAGGCGAAAAGCAACGATTCCGCAGTTGAATGTACCAAAGCTGAGTGGGAAAAAATCGTCGCTGCTGTTAAAGAGTACAATGCCTTCGATTTCGCAGATCCTCGCTGCTATGCAGCTCCCAAGGCTCCGGCACCGCGTAAGCCTGCGGCACAGCCTGCTGATTTCTGCGCTGTAATCATCGGCTAATATTAACACAGTAGCGAACAACTGAATAAATTTATATACAAGGAGGCTTCCGGCGGAGTCGGTTAGCCTCCTACCAAGTTAACTGTAGGGCTATGCCCGAAAGACAAAGGAGGAATTCTCATGAAAAAAGTTATACTTCAGGCCGTGGTGAACCCGAACTACAATAAGGTCATGTTTAATGTTACCGAGCAGACCCACACCGGATACGCCTTCGGTAAGGGCTACAGCAACAAGTTCCGCGCTTCCAACGGAATCGTCCTCGGTTCCAACAAGCACCCCGCCCGTGACAAAGATGACAATAACACCATCTGGCTCCGTGGGTCCGACGCTGCCAAAAACGGAAACACCGTCGTTGTTGGCAAAAAGCTGTGGGCGAAAGTTGTTGAGGCGGTCAAAGAGTACAACCGTGTAAACGCTGTCTGTGCTCCACCGGCTCCCAAAGCTGATGCGTGTGCTGTAATCGTCGGCTAATTCTATTTCACACAGGGGCCGCCTAAGCGGCCCCACAACATTCCAAGGAGGAAAATTAATGAAAAAAATTACGTGTAAAGTAACCCCGGTGGCTCCTGATTTCCAGACTGTAAAAGTTCAGATCCTTTCGCAAACTCATATTAACAGCAACTTCGGGGACTGCAGTGATAGGTTTACCCACTGTGGGTTTACCATTGCTAGCGCAGCTTACCCTGAGGTAGATGGTGCCAATAAAGTTTTTGTTCGCGGCCACAACGCCTACCGCAACAACTACACCCTCACCATGCCCATAACCACCTACGCCAAATTCAAAGCCGCTGTCGAAGCCTATAACAAGTACTTCGCATGTGTGCCTGCACCGGCTCCGAAAAAAGCGGATGTATGCACGGTAATTATCGGGTAATACTACGGATGAGTAAAGGCTGCGCTTATTAAGCGCAGCCTATTCTAAGAAGGGAGGTTCATGGCAAAGCACATTAAGATTAAAGGAGAATTACTCCCGGAGCATAATTTCGAACTTTGTAGAGTAACTATACTGGAGCAGACGCACGCTTACGTAGATTTCGGAGATAAAAGTCGAAGATTTATATCTACTACAAAGTTCAGACTTGCCAGCTCTTCGTATGGCCGACCAGGCCCAACTACTGGTGCTGAGTTTAGGGTGCTGTCTAGAGACTTACTAAACGCACCAGTAGGGCATCCGTCTAGGTCCTGTGTTATTCACGCAGATGGCTGGAAGAAGCTAAAAATAGCAGTAAAAAAGTACAACACCTACTTTACCGACGAAGCGATTGCTGCGCGGGAAGTAGAAGAAGCCAAGCTAGTTATTGAAGCAAAAGAACAAGCAGCGCGCTTCAGACGGCTACTTGAAGAGAAGGGGTGGAAGTAACCAAACGAAACACTACCAAGCACAAGGAGGTCTACCATGATTGTTAATTCACCTGAAAGAAAAGACCAGAGACGTAAAGACGCCCAGGTTAGGGCCGAACAGAGGGGCCTTCTTACGCCGCAGCAGCAAATCGACCGGCTGGATAAGCGGTTGGGTGCAGGTGTAGGTGCAAAGAAGGAGAGAGCAAAGCTTACCAAGCTTATCGAGGCAGCTCAGAAGAAATAAAAAACGGCAAGGAGGGCCTTAATGAACAAAGAAATGCTGAAAACTATTGAATTGGTTTTGCGAAAGCGCAGGATTCCTACAGGCGCGCTTGACAAAGTGTATGCCACAATGCGCAAGGCTAAGGCTGAAATCGACGCTATGGTTGGGCTTAACGAAGACAACATGTTTCGCGTTGAGATCCCTATGGTCAAATCTGAACAGATGCTGCGGAAGGATTACCCTGTTGCTTACTCTGTTGTTGCGCATCTACTGCATCAGGCTGTGCAAAAGGGTAATCAGATTGACCTTTCTACTATATCTCTGGTTAAAAATGAGATTATTATGAAAGGCCAGCCGGGTAAGATATCTAAAATTCTTGCCAAGCAGCTTGAGGACAATGACGAGATAATCGAATATTGCGCCCCTGAACTTAAGCTCAGTAACCGCAAGCAGTTTCTGCCGAGGCTAGGAGACGTTATAAAATCTGGCAGGAAGCTCGTAGTTTCTACCAATCTGCTAGATTTTCTTACAGCTTCCGACAACGCCGCCTTTAGCTCGTGCCACAGTTTTGGGCATGAAAACTACAACGGAAACATTGCCTACGCCTCTGACGGCATATCGCTGATCTCATTTATAGCTAAGGAGACGGCTAAAATGACAGACGCCGAGATATACAAGCTCGGAAGAACCTGGATGGCTATTACGGACAAAGGGTACATCGTGCAGCCAAAATCTTATGGTGCATATTTCGGGTTTGAGCGTGATGCCGCCAGAGCATTCCTTGAAGAAAAGGTATCGGCAAAATTTGGGATTGAAAATGAATTCCTTACTAAGCACGGTATTACTTTTACGCCTGGTAAAATTAAGTACGCAACGGCAGAAGATCACCACTACACCGCAGCACTCTATTTTGACAACTATGGGATAGATCTTTCTTACCCGGCTAAGGTGGCGTACGAAATGCCAGTTTTACAGTTTGCCCCAGCTATGTGCCTTGAGTGTGGAATTACAACCACATACAAACAAGGCGGAACCTGCCGAGGCCACTACGGTAAGGCTAGGGGAACGTGTGAAGTGTGCGGAGAGCGCCATAACATGGACACCATGAACACTGTACATAACCAGCTTATATGCAAGCGCTGCACTGATGCTAAGTACAGTAACTGCTCGTATTGTGGTGAGTGGCACGAAAAAGGAAATGTTACTGTTATTAAAGGCAGAAACGTTTGTACAGCATGCGACAAAAAACACTTTACTTTGTGCTCACATTGTGGCCTTAAAGAAGACACACGTAAACTAAAAGAGCTTGCCGGTGTCGGTAAAGTGTGCGGTGAATGCGTACCTAAGTTTATGCATTGTTCTGTGTGTGGCCTGTACCATCTAACGGATAACGTAACTTACCACAAATACGTCGGCAGGGTTTGCAATAACTGTCTTGGGGGTGTTGCGTTCAAGTGCCAAGATTGTGGAGAAATGTACCACAATAAGTACAGAGCTGATGGGGAAGAACTTTGTACGGCATGCGACGCCAAGCGCAAAGGTAAAGAGGTAGGCGCTAAGGTCAAGCCTCGCTACGCCGATCTTCCGGCTGGGTGGGAGGACTTCACGGAAGAGGTAGGGTAACAAGGGTAGAACAAGTTCTACTTCAACCTAGCAATACACAAGGAGGATATTTCATATGAAGCCTACAAAGCTGATGAGTACCGTTCAGGAAGTTCTGAGCATGACAACACTTGAAGTAGTAACCGCTGCTACAAAATTCTTAGGCAGTGAATATAAAAACGTATACATACACAGCGATAACTTCGTGTACGCAGTTGGCGACAGCCCGATATGCATAGTTGCTCACATGGACACCGTTCGCGACCCGCAACTCCAAGTGGGTGAAAAACCTCGTCATGAATTCCATGCAGGAAAGGTCTACAATCTTGTGCAGAACAGGAACGTTCTTCGAAATTCCACAGGCGTTCTTGGTGGAGATGATCGCGCTGGTGTTTTTGCTTGCATCGACCTTGTGCGAAGATGCCGAAAAGAAAAGCTCCCGATGCCTAGCGTCATTCTTACAAACGGCGAAGAAAGCGGAGGCAAAGGCGTGCGGGTGTTCGTTGCAACTGAAGTGTTCAAGAAGTACGACAACAGGAACACCAGATTGTTTGTTGAAATGGACCGCCAAGGCTGTAATGATTGGGTTACTTACGGAACTAAGTTACCAACCGAAGTTATAAATTACGTTGAAAGTTTCGGGTTCAGGAGCAGCCACGGCTCGTACTCTGACATTGCTGATCTGCAGGAAGAGTATTTGATTCCTGCGGTAAACTTGTCAATCGGATACTACCAGCAGCATTCAGCAAATGAGTACATGCACATTGACGAAATGTACATGACCATAGGCAGGGTGATGGGCATGCTTAAGGCTCCTATCGACAAGCTATACCCGGCTACTGCTAAGGTGAAGTATGTCAACAACTACAAGCCGTATGAGTATAAAGGGACTGACAACGGAAAAAAGAACAACCTCCCTACGACTACGACTACTACGCAGAGTTCGGATACTTTATGGATTGACTCCGTAGGACGGTCAACCATAGATCTTGCGCTTAAGTTCGTTACGCAGGGAGGGTTCTGTATGTCTTGCGGCTACCAGTGGAGTGACTGCGATGACACTTGCGGCGAGATAATGAACGGACTTATGGAGCTACTAACCGACGAAGATTTAAAATATCTTCGTGACGTTTACCTTGACGCTGACGATGAGATACACAAGCAGATCGAAGTGTATTTCAAACTTATAGGTGAGACCAAAACTACAGATACAAAAGACCCCTTCCATGTCGGCAAAGAGGGCGATCCTGTTACTGTAACGGAAGAAACAAAATCAACCAAGGAGGACGATAAGTAATGGCAAACGGCGATTTGGTTATAACTACGAAGCCTGTTGGTTTCCACCGCGGGGGTAAAGAATACCGCGACTACATTGTAGGGCGTATATCTGGCCACGGGGGCCGGGTTATGTGCGACGTTGACGGAGGATATCTGGGGCTTAATGAAGACTACTACCGCAACATACAGAATGCCTACAGAACAGTAATATCTGCGCTTGGCTGTGGCGTAGTGGAGACATATCTACCAGCCGCCACAAAGACCGAGGCGTTGAGTGAGGCTGGTAGGCTGCTAGCTGGAGCTAGGTCTGACGTAATAGGTCGTAGCTTAAAGGAGCTTCCTTGGGTTAAGATTCCAGATAAAGATGCGCCTATTATAGTTATAGGCGTGGAACATGTGGACCCTGATAGAGCAAAAAAAGAATCTGCGGTGCAACCTAAACCTGAGAAGAAGGAAAAGGTTGAGGCTTCTGTTAGTAAGCCTCCGGCTGCAGAAAAGGTCAAAAAGAAAAAAGCAGCACCGCAGTACGACATGTACGTATTAGACGATTTTTTCTAACAAGGAGGCTTATTTTGGACAAGGCCTGTGCTGACGGTATAATTGCACATGAAGTACGTGTAGCTAGACTTGCTAGGGAAGCTGCGAGAGAGACTGGAAAAGATCATCACGCAGCTTTCCTAGCTGGGCTGTTCCATGACACCGGCAAATTTAAACTTCCTGACGAACTGTTTTCTGACAGGGAAATAACTAAGGAAGAGTACGAGTTAATTAAAGGTCATGCTATAGGTGGGTACTTAGAGCTAAAGAAGCGAATGCTATTTACAGGGCTATGCTCAGGTATGCATCACAGGATGATATCCGGTGGAGGGTATGGAATAGATGTTAGAGATATACCCAGAGAGTTTTCTTTTCCTACGATTAAGAAACTATTTGATATATCTATACTAGTGGCTATAGCTGACTACATAGACGCATCTATGACTAGGCACAGGCCGAAACGTTTGTCCGAAGGAACCCTAGAAGAACGTCTGGTAAAGGAGTATCCTGACGAGAGGATGCTTGTTACTATCATGCTGGACATTGCTTACAAAGGTGATCTGTACAAAGATAGTATGTAAATTCTAAGAAGCCTACTATAGGTGAAGGAGATACAATGACAAAAGCAGAAGAAGATAAACTATTTAGAATAAGCCCATCTCGCGTATATTTCCTTAAAGGGAAAGAAGCGGAGAAGGAGCTTAATTTTGCCGGTGCTATAAATTTCTACCAGCTGGCATACGATATGGCCGTAAAGCGAGAGCTGGCAACAGCAGTAAACTACATGTGGCATAGAGATTTATGTCTGGAGAAGCGGCAGATATTTGAGGAAATGAAGGAAAAACTCATTTACAAACCTGCTAATGTAGGGTACGTAGAAGGGGATAGTGTTTATGTGTTCTGGCTGGAGGCATACAAGGTTGTGCCGAGGGACATAATGAACAAGGCAGAAACCATAGTTAAAAGGATAACTCCGTATTTGTACGACTACCCAATAGTTAAATACAATACGAAGGACCAGTCTGTTGAGTTCATTAAGACCCGTGAACTCTATACCGAAATGGAGCCGAGGCTGCTTGATTCTGTATATGTTAAAACTGACGGTACATGTGAGCGGCGTCCTCCAAACATAGACCCTCCAGTGCTATTGCACAAATGGGCTATATTCAGTGGCACAACCAGTTTGGATAGAGCCAAGTGCATACGTAGGGCCATCAAACTGGAGTTCTTGAAAATGCCGCCTGAAATAAAAGAACAGGCCAAGCACAGCAAGTTCTTTAGCCAGTATGTTCGCCCGTATATAGGCAACAGGAACCTTGGAAAATCATTGAAGCTTCTAAAAGGAGTATAGGTATGTACAAGCATATCAAGTATAGGGCGGAATTAATTCCGCCCTCGTACAAAGAGGTTAGTGTAGTAATAACTGAACAGACTCACATTGAGGAGGAGTTTGGCACAGAAAACAGGGACTTTATCCACAATGGGTGTGTGCTAAGCAGTTCTGTGCTTCCTTGTAAAGGCCGTGACAACCAGGTATGGGTGCGCGGAAGGCAAAGAGCAAGTGACCTAAACCCCATACTACTTCCTATTGGCGAGTACGCTAGATTTAAAGAAGCCGTACTGGCATACAACGAACACTTCAAGGAGTGACTTATGAAACATATAAAGGTTGTTGCTTCTATTCTTGAAAAAAACACTAATGTAGCTGAGTTAAGAATAGTAGAGCAGAGTCACATAGGGGCAGATTTTGCTACAAAAGGCGCCACGTATGCATCGTACTTCCAGTATGGCGAAGTAGTGCTACTATCATGGAGTTTTATGGAGTTTGTAGATTTAGGCAAACTTGAAACCTACTCTAGAGGGGTAAAGTTCGCCTCACCGGCTCGTTACCTTGTTTTTCTAAAAGGACATGATGACCTAGAACGTGACACCTTCGTTTTAAGAATACCCGTAAAAGCCTGGCCACAAATAAAGGACGCCATTTTAGCATATAACGCATTTTATGCTTGACTTGGTTGATATTTTGTGATATAATACAAAAATTAACCAAGGAGGTGCCAATGGCCCACAAACTAATAAGCCTGTCTCTTTATCCACCTGAAATCACTCTGCTTGACGAACTGGTGGAAGAAGCTAAAAAGAAATCTTTCACCCCACAGAAGGTCAACCGATCAACCGTTATCAGAGACTTGCTACTTTCCTTAGCTAGAGATAACCAAAAAGCCAAGGAGGTAGCCCATGAAAGAAGTTGAAGTCAAAGCACTAATACACGTAGGATTCCCGTCACCTCCGTCTTTCAGCGTGTTGGATTACGTTGACTACAAACGACAAACCGGCTACGTAAACAGTAGAGATTTTATGTTCGACGAAATGGTTGAAGAGTTGCCTGTTGTGTTGAGGAAGTTCAGTAATGACATCATATGTAAGGCGATTCTTGCCCACAGATATGGTGAACTCGCAGCTAAGGACTTTAGAGCATGGGTTAGAAATCAGATAGATTGGTCCGGGGAACTTGAAGACGGCGGAGCCTCTATAGAAAATGAGGAGGCTGTTGCGTGGAAGTAATTGCTAAAAAACTAACAGATGAAAAATTAATGCAGGAAGTTTGTGCTACTACTGCTGGTATACCTATAAGTAAAATAACACTAGACAAGATGTATAGGGCGCAGCATTCTCCTATGCGTACACAAATTTTTAAAATTAAAATGGAAAACATACCAGCGTTCGTATCTACACATTTTGCTAGACACCATGTAGGGATAGATCACTTTGTTTCTAGCAAGCGGGAGGATAGGATTATGGATGGGATAATAATCTACAATACCTGCTATGGGTACACTAAGGAAGCTCTGAATGAACTTTTTGAATATAAGGATGGAGAACTATTTTGGAAAGTATCTAGGTCTAACAGAATAAAAGTAGGCGATAAGGCGGGGTACAGGTTGGCTACCGGGTACTTTGGAGTTGTTTTAAAAGGGAGCGGTCTTATACTGAGGCATAAGATTATTTTTACTATGATAACTGGCAAATGCCCGAAGATAGTAGATCATATTAATGGTATTGCTGGTGATGATAGGATAGAAAATTTACGAGCTGCAAACCAGAGCCTTAACGCTGCAAACGTTAAAAAAAGAGCAAACAATTCGTCTGGGTTTAAAGGGGTTATTTTTAGAAAAGATTCAAAAAAATATAGTGCAAGAATCCGCGTTAGTTATACTACTGTGTACCTAGGAGATTATGAGACCGCTAAAGAGGCTGCCACGGTGTATGATAAAGCAGCTATTAAGTATTTTGGGAGGTTTGCCCAAACTAACTTTGAAACTGGGTTCAGGTATGATGGAGTAGACCATACTATGATAGTTAACGCCGAAGCCCTTATAAACATGTCAAAAAAACGTCTATGCGGCCAAGCATCCAAAGAAACACAAGAAGTAATGCAAGCTATTAAGGAAGCTGTTGCTTTAGTAGACCCTTACCTACCTAAGTACATGGTACGTGAGTGCGAGTTCAGGAATGGTATATGCCCAGAGCTTAAATGCTGTGGAAATTTATTTAAGAAGTAGAACATATTCTACATTTAGGAGGTAACTACCATGAAGCTCGTTTACTCAAAATCAGGTTCTCCTGTTTCTGATTGTTTAGCAGAGGAGTACGTATTAACACATTATGCCGAAAATAAAGACATGGTAGTATCAACAGAAAATGTTATTACCGCTGCTAGAGTCCTAGTTAATGAAGGTAAGATCAGTAGTGTTGTTATTGATCTTTACTTTGAAGACACATTGCTGGAAATAGACCGCAACGGTAGGCTTAGAAGGTGGCCTATAGGTTTTTGCGACTACAACGACAGGTGGCTTGAGAGGCTTATTGACTGGGGAGGTGTAAAGTGACTATTAAATGCCCTTGCTGCGGTAAGGAAACTAGCTTCAATAAAGATGACTGCACCGTATGTCGGGTACTGCATTGCCCTAAATGCGTAGCCACAATCATCAATCCTAATTACGGTACAAGAGGTGAAAGATGAAGCATTTAAAGGTTAGGGCTAGGCTGTCTGATGACAAAAACCTGGCCTATGTTACAGTGCTGGAGCAAACTAATATAGGTGCTGCTTTTGGTGACGGTATTAGTAGGTTCTCTTGTGCCACGTACAAGGGGGTTATAGATTTAGTATCTGACGGGATAGACTCTCCCTATGACGAGGAGACGGAAGGCCCTCTAGACCATTTCATTGAGCGTAG